TGTGTCCGATTCCACTGTGCATCTGGCCCCGCACTTACGAAAGCAATGGAGAGCTCTAATTCGTTTGTGAACGTGTCTGGTGAGTGGGGGCGCAAATTACAGCGTATGGCCGATGATAGACGCGACGGACCAATGCAGCAGCTCCGCACTGTAATGACACACCTCTATCAGAAGTCTGGTGCTGCTTCTGTTGCTGGCGGTATAGGTTACTCTAACAGGGAGCAGAATGTCAACTCTGTCAATGCTGTTGCATATAGTATGATCGGTGAAACTACACCTGGGACGTTCTATGATGCGTTGACACAAACCATGATGGAAGATGGTTTCTTATCACGTTTTAACATCGTTGAATATCATGGTGAGCGGCCAGCTGAGAATAAGAATCAACTATTACAAGTTCCACAGCAGATCACAGATGTCCTTTCTCACATTGCAAGTCACGCCGCGTCCATCCAGCACAGCCCAAACTCAGTTCAAATACAACTCAGCCAAGAAGCACAGCAGATGCTAGATGCGTTCAACGAAGTGTGTGATAACAACATTCGTGAGGCCGGCGGGGATGAGTCAATACGACAGATCTGGAACAGGGCTCACCTTAAGGCTGTGCGTGTTGGAGGGGTATTAGCAGCTTCGGACAACCATATCACACCTGTAATGACTGCCGAGCATACAAAGTGGGCGATCAGCTTAATTGAAAGCGATGCCAAGTCAATGCTTGAGAAAGTGCAGGGAGGTGATATTGGGATCGACGACACCTCACGCTTCAAGAAACTGCAAACAATTCTGGCTGATTATATCAAAGGTAAAATACCTGCCAGCTATGGGCTTGACCCACGTATGGTCGCAGACGGTATTGTGCCCCGTAGCTTCTTGCAACGACGCACAGCTCAGGTTCGTTGTTTCCAGAATTACAGGCTAGGGGCTGCGCTTGCACTTGACCACACACTTAAGACCGCGCTCGATAGCGGATATGTCATGGAGGTATCTAAAGACAAGGCGGTCGAACTGTTTGGCTATCATGGGCGCTGTTTCCGCGTCCTCGATATTTCGCGTTAGTTATCAGATGTTTATGTTTGCATACGCCTGCGAAAGTGTGTATATTAAGTTAGCGGTCCAACAGGCGCGGGCGATGTTTACACGATACTTCCGTACCCACAAAGCACCCGACAGTTCTGGATGGGCCGCTAACCCTTTCAATCAACTGAGGAATCAGAAATGGATATAGACCACAAAGACATGGTCGCCAAACTTGCTAAGCCTGGAGCGGACATTGCAGCACAGCTGAGCGCGGAGTCTGCGCACGCACTGCACATGGCTGTTGGTGTTAGCGGAGAGGTGGCTGAACTGTTAACAGCAGTCGTGAACGACGATCGTGATAACTGCCTTGAAGAGCTTGGCGACATTGAGTTCTACTTTGAAGGCTTGTGCCAAGGCGCCAATGCGTTAATTGTGCATGAAGTAATTGACCCGTCGACGTTGACAGCCGACCCGCTGACTGACGTGCTTATCCAGGCAGGTAATATGCTGGACATCGCGAAGAAGATTGCTGTGTATAACGATCGCAGCAAATGGCCTGAGCTGACTGTTGAGATGCAGCGTTTCCGCAATGCGATCGATAAGTTCTACGCCGCAGCGGAATTCACACACGCTGAAGCTCTGGCAGCTAATATCAACAAGCTGGGCAAGCGTTATCAGGATTTCAACTATTCTGATGCTGCTGCCAAAGCCCGCGCTGACAAGGCTGACGGAGAGTAATATGGACCTGGGCAAAATGATCGCCCAGCACCTGGAAAACCAGGCGCGGCAACAGCTTCTGAATCAAGCTCTGTATCATATTATTGATCAGACTGAGGATAAGTCTGTTGTCGTTCCATTCAGTGTGCTTGAAGATGGCGGCAATATGGGTGGAGTGTCTGTCGAAGTCAATTACGAAGAAAAGACAGTTACTCTGAAAACAGTAACCATGGAGGCAGCCGAAGCAATGGTTGAGTCCTTTCATGAGGAGCATCACTAATGGCTGAGATACCTGAGAATGAATTGACCCAGGCCATGCTTTCCGAATGGTACAAGATGGCGGCGGATTTAAAAATCCTGAAGGCCAAAGAGTCCTTGCTACGGAAAAAGATATTCGACCTGGCGTTCGACGATCCAAAAGAAGGAACAAACAACTATGATCTGGCGGATGGATATGTGTTAAAAGGTAAGCACAATATCAACCGTGATATCGATGTTGGTGCGTTTAACGCCTTGAAGGAAAAGCTCCGCGAAGATGGTATGCGTCCAGATGACTTGGTGCGCTACAAACCAGAGCTCGCGAAAGCTGAGTATAACAAGTTGACGGAAGATCAGAAGCAGTTGTTCGACCAATGCTTGATTATCAAACCTGGAAGCCCCGGTCTGGAGATTGTACTCCCCGCCAAAAACAAGGCGAAGGAGTCCAGTTAATGTGGGTGACAATCATAGCCGATGCTTCTTTCTGTCCCGACACAGGGAAAGCCGGTTATGGTTTTTGGATTGCGTCGCAGCGTGGAAAGATGGGCGGAGACGGTGTTCTTAAAGGTATTGTCGAAAACAACATTGCCGCAGAGATCATGGCGCTTCTGAATGCTTTACACGCTGCACGCAAGTCCGAACTGGTGTTGCAGAATGACTCCGTGCTTCTGCAGACTGATTGCCAGCCCGCTATCGACGCCCTTCGCAGGCAGAGACAAAGCATCACGGAACAAGAAATGAACCTGGTAGCACACTATGAATCGTTCTGTGAAGAACATAGTTTACACATCAGATTGAAGCATGTAAAAGGTCATTCTGATAAAGAGGATGCCAGGTATGTCGTCAACAATATTTGTGATCGTAAAGCGCGACGCAACATGAGGCAAGCGCGTGACGAATACAAAGACCAACAGATACGGGAGTTCTTAAATGACCAATCCGGAACCAAACTATAAAGGCCAAGCAGTTATTGCCTGTGATGTCCTGGACCATGGGTTCGTTGCACTACGCAACCTGGCAGGACCAACGCGACGCATTTATCAAGACTTTGATGCGGACGATACTGATCCCGCTAACAGTGCTCGAATGTCTTTCGAAAGCATGGACAGTGGGCGCACACGTGAAGCAGATCTGAAGCTGTGCAACTATCTTATGAAGAATAAGCATACCACACCAATCGAGATGATTGAGTGCTGGGTTGAAATGAAGATGCCTATCTTTGTGGCCAGGCAGTTTGTGCGCCACCGTACAGCAACGATCAACGAAGTCTCTGGGCGTTACATCCAGCTTCCTGAAGAGTGGTATGTGCCCGAAGTAGTTGGCGGCAAGCCTGTGAACGCAAAGCAAGGGCAGGAAGATACATTGCCCCAGGAAATTCAGGACAAGTTTAAATCCCGTCTTGATAACCAGTGCCAGAAGAGCTATATGGAATATTCTGCTGCTATAGCGGAAGGGGTTGCGCCTGAGCACGCACGCCTATTCCTTCATGTGAACCATTATACACACTGGCTCTGGAAACAGGACTTGCACAATCTACTCCACTTCCTATCTCTCCGTGACCACAGTCATGCGCAGATCGAGGCTCAGAAGTACGCCATGGCGATCGATAAAATGCTGCGCAAGTACCTCCCGAACTCTATGGAGCTGTACGATCAGCATCGGAGACTTCCATGAAACCTATTCTAGCCTGCGATTACGAAGTCGAGAAAGCTGCTTTCCCTTATATGTGCTTCCCCAAGATTGACGGGGTGCGTGCGCTCAACATTGACAACAGACTTGTCGGGCGCACTGGGAAACGCTTCAAGAACGAGCTCAACACCAACTTCTTCAGTGACGAGCGTTTCAATGGGTTTGATGGGGAGATGGTTGTCAATCGAATAACTGGGTACGGGATCTGCAATGAGACCACAAGTGCCCTTGGTACCATTAAAGGGGTCATTCCGACTCGTTGGTGCTTGTTTGACTATGTAGTTGACGGAGTAAACAATCATGAGCCATACAGCACGCGCTATCATCAGCTCGTGAATAAGGTGTCATGTCTGTTTGCTGAGTATCCCGAACTCCAGGACAGGCTCTGGGTAATACCGTATGAGCGTGTTTCTTCCCAGGAAGAAGTCAATGAGCTTGAACTTGAATACTTGCATGAGCAGTATGAAGGCCTTATTCTACGTGATCCGGCTGGGACCTATAAGTATGGGCGCTGCACTGCAAAGGAATCAAATTATCTCAGGTTGAAGCGATTCATGGATTCTGAAATTGTGGTCACCCACATAATAGAAGGTCAGTCAAACCAGAATGAGCTCAAGCACAACCCGCACGGCTACGCTGAACGATCCACGCTGGCAGAGAACATGGTGCCAAACGGTATGGTCGGAACTATTTGTGGGCGTGCTCTCAAAGAAGAGAAGATGGGTGATCTTATTGTGCTGCATAAGGATCAGGAAATAGAAGTATCGCCTGGGAAAATGACGCATGATGAGCGTAGATATTTCTTTGAGAATCAGGACCAAATTATTGGCAAGATTGCGAAGTTTCAGTTCTTTCCGATAGGTGTGAAAGACAAGCCCCGTTTCCCGACGTTTCAAGGGTTCCGGGATCCTGTGGATATGTAGAAATATCTTGTATTCACATGGCTCAACCCATACAATTAGCAGACCATTAAACGGAGCACAATATGCAGATACTAAGCCAAGTCAACAATACCAGACGACAAGAAGGTCTGCGTATTGTTATCGCTGGGCAGGAGAAGATGGGTAAGACGACTCTTACCTGCCTCGCTCCTGCGCCACTTCTTGTACCACTTGAAATCGGATACAGCGGTGTCACTGTTAACAAGACGCCCATGCTTCAATCGTTCGATGAAGTGGAACAACTCCTCGCAGAAATCATGCAAACTGCGCAAGCAGGCCAATTCCCTTACAGAAGCCTTATCTTTGATAGTGCAACAGCATTGGAAAGAATGATTCACGACAAGGTACTTCGTATGGATAGCTCATACAGCCAAGGGAATAAGAAAGCTGTTACTATGGAAAGCGCCCTGGGTGGGTATGGTAAAGCCTACACCTATGCGAATGAAATGTTTGGACGCTTTCTGAACACATGCGATCAACTGGCAGTATATGGAGGGATCAACATTATTATGACCTGCCATGTATTCGCCGCTAAACTTATTGACCCGAACTCTGGTGAGTTTGATTGCTGGGACTTGTTATTGCATAGCCCTAAGAATCAGAAGACTTACGGTAAACGGGAAATGATCACACAGTGGGCGGACATTGTAGGATTCCTCTATGAACCTATGTTCGTCACTAAAGGTGAGAATATTGCTAAGGGCATGAGCGCAAACAAAGGGCGCGTTCTTGGGCTTAGTAGAACTCCTTCGTACGTGGCCGGCAACCGCTATGGCTTCGAAGGCGAGGTCTCCATTCCGAAGGTAGACGGATGGAACCATTTCGCGAACGCTATCTACCAATCATCTGGTATTAATATCTTTAACACATAGGAGACCTAATATGGCTCAGTTAAACTTCGACGCTTCATCCGTCGCTCCCAATAGCGGTCAACCGGATCCAATCCCTGCTGGTTGGTACAATGCCGCAATTGACGAGTCGGAAATGAAGCCAACCAAAGACGGTACCGGCACCTATCTCCAGCTTCGCTTCAGCGTAGTTGACGGACAGTATGCCAATCGCAAAGTCTACGCACGTCTGAACCTGCGCAACAGCAGCCAGGTGGCCCAGGAAATCGCCTACGGTGAGCTCTCAGCTATCTGTCACGCGACTGGTATTATGCAGGTGCAGGACAGCCAACAGCTTCACAACATTCCGATGAAAATCAAAGTGAAGCTCCGCCCAGCAGATGGTGAGTACGAAGCCTCTAACGAGGTCACTTCATACAAGCATATCAACGAACAGGTTGGTGACGCTGGTGCTCCGGCTGGGGGTGCAGCTCCATCCTATCAGGCTCCGCCTGCGAACCAAGCGCAGCCGCAGCAACCTGCCCAGCAGCCTTGGGCAGCACAACAGCAGGCACCTGTACAACAAGCTCCACAGCAGGCACCTGTTAACAATGCTCAGCAGACTTGGCAGCAACCTGCGGCGCAGCAACCCTGGCAACAGCCAGCCCAGCAAGCGCCGGCCCAACAGCCAGCGCAGCAACAGCAACCGCCTGCACAGCAGCAAGCGCCCGCACAGCAGGCCCCTGTTCAGCAACCCGCTCAACAACCTGCACAGCAACCAGCGCAGCAGCCGCAGACGACAGCTCAGCCCCCTGCTGCCGGGGCTGGAATGCCTCCCTGGGCTCAAGGCCAGTAATCCACGCGCCGTCTTGACCCGCCTTCGGGCGGGTCTTTTTTATTCTAACAAGAGGGGATATTATGGGTGTCTATCTCGCCACCAAGACCCTGGCGCTAATCGAGGATACTATACAAGCAGATCAAGGCGCTTCATTCCGTGGTTGGCTCGGCAAAGTCATCGGCCACATGGATGACGCATACAGAACGGATGAATTCCCTTTTCGAACTCATCTAGGCGCATCAGGTGTCGGAGACGACTGCGCTAGAAAGATCTGGTATGGTTTTCGATGGGCCACCCGCCAAAGGCACGGCGGAAGACTTCTACGTCTATTCAATCGTGGGCACTTAGAAGAAGCACGCTTCTTGGCAATGCTCCTGATGATTGGGGCTGACGTATACCAACAGGATGAGAACGGAAAGCAATTTCGTATCAGTGACGCTGGAGGACACTTCGGTGGCAGCGGTGATGGAGTTGTGGTCAACATCCCGGACTTAGATCCTGGGGTCCCTGCACTCAGTGAGTTCAAAACAAGTGGTGACAAGCCTTTTCAGAAAGTAAAGAAAGAAGGTGTGCAGTCTGCGAAGTTTGAACACTATGTTCAAATGCAGGTGTATATGAGGAAGATGGGCCTTGCTGTTGCACTGTATATGGTAGTCAATAAGAATGATGACGAGCTGTATGCAGAGATCGTTCCTTTTAATGCTACAGTCGCTGACGAGTTTATTGCCAGAGGTGTGAACCTTGTTTGGATGGATGACCAGCCTACCCGAATTAGCAATAGCCCAGGTTGGTTTGAATGCAAATGGTGTGACCACAGAAAGGTCTGCCATCTTAAAGGCGCTCCGGATATTAATTGCCGGACGTGCGCAAACTCTCAGCCGTTACCCGATGGAACCTGGTGCTGCAACAATGTCACAGATGAACCGCATGTGCTGAGCAAAGAAGAACAGCTTGCAGCGTGCGGCGCGTATAGCAGGAAATTCTGATGGAAGATAAAACGCTTTATGAAATCTTAGGTGTTGAACCTAACGCTACCGCAGAGCAGTTAAAGAAGGCTTATAAGTCAATGAGCCAAAAGGTGCATCCGGATAAGAACCCAGACGATCCCGATGCTGAAAACAAGTTCAAGGAAGTCAAGCACGCATATGAAGTCTTGAAAGACCCTGTAAAACGTAAGAACTATGATGAAACAGGGCGTGAAGATAATTGGGTGGAAATGCGTGCCTATCAGACCATAGGTGAAATCTACGCTCAGATGGCTAAACAGCACAACTATGTCAGAAAGAATTATCTGAAGGATGTGACTATGGCTGTTCAGAATACTTTGCGCCAATGTACTCAAGACAAGAAGAAGTTCGAGAGTGAGATTGAGCGTATTGAATACCTGATTGAGCATACCGACTGCCCGCCTCTAATGTTACGTGGGCTTAATCACAATCTAGCTGAGCTGTTACATAAGGTCGGACACGCGAAAGAAGCCCTTGAGATAATGAAGCTCAGCCTTGACATTCTTGATAAGGCTAAGTACACAGGGGAAGTCCCTGTTGCACCACCAACGGTGACAATTCGCCCATGGCAATCTGATCCATATATTTCGTGAGGCCTTAAATGAAGCTGAGGCCTTATCAATGGGATGGAATCTGTTCTATCTGGGATTACTTCAGAAATGGTGGCACTGGGAATCCTGTTGTCGCCATGCCCACAGGCACAGGTAAATCTGTTGTCATCGGTGGGTTTATCCGAACGGTATTCGATGCGTTTCCGAATCAGCGTGTAATGGTACTAACACACGTCAAGGAGCTCATTGAGCAGAACTTTGACAAGCTGTATCAGATCTGGCCTACTGCGCCAGCTGGGATTTACAGTTCCGGATTAAACCGACGCGATATCTACAACAATATCACATTCGGTGGAATTGCATCTGTTGCAAAGCGTGCGCACGAGTTCGGTCATATTGATCTCATATTAATTGACGAAGCACACCTTGTCAGCCCTAACGATGCGACAATGTATCAGAAGTTCATTCTAGCATTAAGACAATACAACCCACATCTAAAAGTGGTCGGCCTTACGGCTACACCATACCGCCTAGGGCAAGGAAAGATCATCGAGGAAGGCGGACTCTTCACTGACATCTGCTATGACATCACTACACTCGAAGAGTTCAACAAGCTGATAGCTGAAGGGTACTTGTGTCCGCTTGTGCCAAAGAAAACAGAACTTCGTCTGAACGTGGATGGGGTTCATATGCGCGGGGGAGAGTTCATTCCCAAGGAGCTCCAGAATGCTGTTGACAAATATGAGCTCACTGAAGCTGCTGTCAGAGAGGCAATGGAAGTCGGTTATGATCGAAATTGCTGGTTGGTATTTACAGCAGGGGTTGAACATGCAATACACACCACAGAGATACTGAATGCAATGGGTGTTTCTGCGCGGGCTGTGTACAGTTCGACCAAAGACTATAAGATGACCGATAAGGAACGTGATGATAATATCGAAGCATACAAGGCGGGTGAGTTTACAGCTTTAGTGAACAATAATGTACTGACCACAGGATTTGATCACCCTCCTATCGATATGATTCTTGGCCTACGACCAACCAGCTCACCTGGATTGTGGGTTCAGATGCTTGGAAGAGGTACGCGCCCAGTATATGCGCCAGGGTATGATCTGGACTTATTAGAAGGTCGGCTTGCTGCAATTGAAGCAGGAGGAAAGAAGAATTGCCTTGTACTTGACTTTGGAGGCAATACAAAGCGCCTGGGGCCAATTAACGATCCCGTCCTCCCTAATAGAAAGGGAAAGAAATCTGGCGACGCACCTGTTAAGCTGTGCGAGGGCATAGTCAAAGAGACCAACAAAGTCTGCGACACCTGGGTACACGCAAGCGTGAGGATATGCCCAGAATGTGGTAATGAATTCAAGTTCCAGACTAAGCTCAAGCAGGGTGCAAGCACAGACGAGCTGATCAAAGGTGACCTCCCTATAGTCGAGGAGTTTAAGGTAGACCATATTACCTACAGCCTGCATACAAAGTTAGGCGCACCAAATAGCATGAAGGTGACGTATTATTGTAATCTGAGCAAGTTTACTGAGTACGTGTGTCTTGAACACCAACCCCCTATTATCCATAGAGCACGCAAATGGTGGACACAGCGTTCTGGCTCAGATGATGTTCCAGTGACTATTGAGGAAGCCTTAAATAAAGCAGAAACTCTGCAAACCTGTACCAGCTTGCGCGTATGGACAAACAAGAAATATCCGGAAATAATGGCACATTGTTTTGACGGAACACACTTTGGCAAGGAAGAAGCTGATCCTTTTGGAGGGCCTAGCGTGCAGTCTGATAAGATCAATGTTCCGTTTGAAAACAAGAACTTACCTGATGATTCATGGGATGACGACATCCCATTTTAAAATAAATCAAAAATAATTGTCATTATCGCTTGCATATTTGAGTAAGATGCCTATACTGTATTCATGTGTAGCAATAAAGCAGCACATGAATAATCAGACTCAACTAGGAGATACGAAATGAAAACTTACTCAAACAAGTCTAATGCAAAACGCGCCGCTATTCGTATGCTGGTTAAAGACCGTAGTCTTACTGAAGCAGCTATCAAAGGCGACGAAGACAAGTTCTTCACCATTGAAGGTGATAAAGAAAACGGTTTCTATCCGCACTTCAACAGCGACCGAGTTGGCGTCGTTAGCGAAGAGAAGGAAGTCGAACTCAAAGAAGAACGTGCTTTACATGTTCAGCAGGTTGGACGTGCTACACGCAAGCCTGCACCAGTTGAAGTAACCGATATGGTAGAAACTGGAAAGGGTATCAAGATTGAAAAAGATCGCCCTGAGCAGAACGGTATTGTGCGCCCTTCAGTTGGTGGCAAGTGTCGCCAAGTATGGGACTTCTGCGATTCAGTATACGCTGGCGGTCAGCTGCCAATGCCTAAGCAGATGCGTGAATGGGCAAGGGAAGTAGACGTCAATGAGAACAATGCAGTCATCGAGATGTATCAATGGCGCAAGTTCCACGGTATCAACGGTCGTCAGAAGTAATCTGACCCAAACAAGAGAAGGCGGGTGCTGGACACCCGCCACACCTCTAGGAGTGATTATGTACATCTTAATTGACAGAGAGCGAATGGCCTTGCTGCACAAGCACAGCGACGTTGACGTCCTTGCTAATGTGGCCTGGATTGAATGTCATAACGCTCCGTATTCCATCTTTCCCGTAGATGATACCACCGGCTTCAAAGACTTCACTGATATGGAGCTGAAGATACTGTACCGGAATATCACTGGACAGGATGACCACACATTCAGTCGCCCTCAGGTTCTGCAAGTCATCTATGATTTGTGTAGTCGTATCTCTGAGTCTGATATCAATGCCTTTGAAGTAGACCGTCAGGCAGAATATATCAAGGAAGGCGATGAACGTCGGTGGCTCTACGTGAAGGGTGCGTCCAGGCCTGCGCAGCAAGCTGATCTTTTTGAACCGCAGTGCAGGCAAGCACTTAGGAACGAGGTGGAAGAGCAAAATGCAATGGCCGGCAAGCTCCCTGCTTTGAAACGTGCAGCGCCGGTCGCTACGCCACGCACAGGCCAGGATCGGCCTGGGGTCAGTGTACAGCAGCCAGTAAAAGTGCGCAGCGGCCCCAAGCGCGGCACAGCTAAAGCTATCATCTGGCAAACTGCCGACAAAATGTGGGAGGACTCAGGTAAGCCTACAGACAAGGAAACAGTCCTTTCACTTCGTAAGGATATCATGGTACATCTTGAAACCGAGGAGGGTATCAAGCGAGCGAGTTCAAGCTCTGAGCTCGGCCAGTGGCATAAAGCCCGGGCGCCCTATTAGGGGTTGCAATCCTCGAGCTGAACTGTTACATTGCACTTCCGTTCTGTAGAACGCGATTTGTATAGTTGACCCAACCTACTGGAGACCCACCATGTCTGACAAACTGTCTGAACTGAAGAATGCCGCTATCGAAGCGGAAGGTACTGTTGAAAACCTGAAGGCCGAGCTGTCCGCCATTGAATCCGCTGAAACTGTGGACAAGGATGCAGTGAAGGCAAAGAAGGCTGATTTGCGCAAAGCTGAAAGCGCCTTGAAGAAAGCCAACACGGCTGTCACCAAGGAAGAAGCTACCATTGAGCGCAATGCAGAACGCGAAGCCAAGAAAGCTGAAAAGGAAGCTGAGAAAGCTGCCAAGCAAGCTGAGCGCGATGCAAAGGCAAAAGCACGTGAAGAAGCGAAGGCGGCTAAAGCTGCTGAACGCGAAGCCAATCGTATGCCCGAACAGAATGGCATCCGTCGTCCGAAGCCCGATACCCTGTGTGGACGTGCCTGGCAGATTGCAGATGACTTGTCTGCGAAGTTTGGCCAGCCTACCCCTATCAAGGATCTGCTTGAAGCTGCTGAAGCTGAAGGCTTGAACGCCGGTAATGTCAAGGCTGAATACGCCCGCTGGCGTAAGTTTTACGGCATCACTGGCCGCGTAGCTTTGCCGAAGGAAGAAGCTGCTACTGAATAATCTAGCTTCTGCCTGCTGACCCTGCTACAGTATGCAGGGTCCGGCAATTCCGGACTCCGTAACCCATCGGCTCTGCCGTTAAACTTCCCGGAGGTTCAATGAACACTCAAGAACGTGAAAAAAGTATTGCCTCAAGCACAGGCAAAGAATTAGAAGTCCACTCCATCTTTCGTACCATTCAAGGTGAAGGTCCTTTCACCGGATTCCCTGCAATCTTTATCCGCCTCGCTGGATGCAACCTACAATGTCCTGGCTGTGACACCGAGTATACACAAGGGCGTCAGCGTATGTCCCTCGAAGAGATTTATAACACCATGGTCAGCGAGCAATGTGCAGGCCCAAGGCTTGTGGTCATCACTGGGGGCGAACCCTTTCGACAGAACATTTCGATTCTTGCTAACACACTGTTGAAAGCAGGTTTCCGCGTCCAAGTCGAAACTAATGGAACACTCCCTCCCAGTAAGAATCTTGACGACCGTGTCGTTGTGGTGTGCAGCCCTAAGACCGGAAGCGTCAATACCAAAATGACATCCCGGGCTAACTGCTATAAGTACGTGATGCACGCTGACAGCGTTGATCCTAAAGACGGGCTTCCTATTCTTGCACTTGACCACAGTGCTTCGCCAAAAGTGGCGCGTCCACCTGCTGGGATGACTGTATATCTCCAGCCTATGGATTCACAGAACATTGCACAGAATCACCGTAACATGATGGCCGTCAAAGATAGTTGTATCAAGAACGGCTATATCCTTCAATTACAAATTCACAAAATCTTAGGAGTTGAATAATGTGCGCAATTATTGGAGCACTACTCAATCGTATTGACTCGCCTGACAAGGCGTTGAAGGCTGAAAACATCCTCACGCATATACTGGCCGCCAGTCGTGCGCGTGGGCGTGATGGCTATGGATGGAAACTGATCTATGATATGGTCGGGGAACAGAAATGGACTGACGAGTTGAAAGATGTTACGCGCTGCGAAGTTGGTGGAGTTGAAACACCTATCCTGGCTGACCTTGCACAGACAATCAATAAGGGAATCATCATTGGTAACTTCCGGGCTGAACCGACCACTGAGTATGTACGTCACAAGCGCAAGCAAGACCAACAACCTTACAGCAACATCGCCTGGTCTATTGTGCATAACGGTACGATAGCAAACGACAAGGAATTGCGGACGCACGAGGTTGACACAGATATTGACTCTGCTGCGATCGTCGAAGCTCTCGGCGTACAGGGGCAGCTATTCGAGAACGCGGACGCTGCATACGCTGTCTTTGACAATACAGTACGAAACATCGTTGGCAGCTTTGCCATCCTGGGAGCACATGAGCAATATCCAGAACAGTTATTGGTCGCAGCCAATTATAGACCAGTCTGGTATGCGAAGACAGATGTTGGAGTGTTCTTTGCAAGTGCCAAGGAATACTTCCCTAATAACTTGACACCTGTTGCGCTTGAGCCTTACACAGTGAATCGCTTTATGTATGACGATCGCTGGAGTCCTAGTGAGCTCATTATCCAGACCGACTTCTTGCAAGTACCAGATCCTGAAAAGAAACCTCGCGCCCTAGTAGTTGCCAGCGGTGGCCTTGATAGCACTGTTGCGGCCGCAGTCTGTAAGAAGCAGGGATACGACGTGGAACTGCTTCATTTTGAGTATGGTTGCAGAGCTGAGGAAAAAGAAGTCAGCGCGATCTTTGAAATTGCGCGTGAATTGGAAGTCAATGTCCGTGCTTTCCCACTTAACATCTATGACCCTAAAGACTCAAGACTGTTTGATAAGAATAGTGAAATCGCTGGAGGCGAAGCTGGTGCTGAGTTTGCACATGAATGGGTCCCAGCGCGGAACCTTGTGATGTTAAGTGTGGCCACAGCATACGCAGAGGCCAACGGATTCGACTATATTGTGCTCGGTAACAATATGGAGGAAGCAGGTGCCTATCCAGATAACGAGCCTGAGTTCATTCGCCGTTTTAATGAGATCCTTCCGTTTGCTGTTGGCGACGGTAAGCGTGTGCGCGTACTCATGCCAGTGGGTGATCTTATGAAGCACGAAATCGTCGCCCTGGGGCACAGTGTTGGCGCACCTATGCACTTGACCTGGAGCTGCTATAAGAATGGCGAGTTGCATTGCGGCAAGTGTGGGCCCTGCTATATGCGGCGCACAGCGTTTATGATCAACGAGCTAACCGAAGTCATCCTATACGAGGAATAATCAATGCACAAAGTACATCGCTATCACGACATCTGCGCTGGGCATCGCGTCACAGGGCATGAAAGCAAGTGCCAACACTTGCACGGGCACAATTATCGAGTCCACTTCACTTGTGTTGTGGATGAGTCACGTATCAGCAAAGAGCTTGGTTCAGGTCTTGATACCGTTGGTCGAGTGATTGATTTCAGTGTCGTCAAGGAGAAGCTGTGTATGTGGCTTGAAGACGAATGGGATCACAAGTTTCTAGCCTGGGAGAAGGATCCACTGATACGCGCCATTGACGGTGCAGTTGGAAAACAAGCTGTCGGAGGGGATGACGGCTTTGGTAAGTGGAAGGAATCTATTGTGTGGGTACCTTTCAACCCCACCGCTGAAAACATGGCCGAGCATCTTGTCAAGGTAATTGGTCCACAACAGCTCGCTGGCACTGGCGTCGTACTGACTGAAGTGCTGATCGAGGAAACTGCTAAATGCCACGCCTCTTACGGAGTATAAAATGTCACAGATAATTCTAACCCATTCTGATATCGAAAACTTGTGCCTCGCTTTAGGTGATACTCTTGCTAAGCAAGGTTGGCTTGATAAGAAAAAACCAGGCAAGCTTTATGCCATTCCAAGAGGTGGGATTCCTGCTGCTTACGCATTGGATGCCAACTACAATCTTGAAGTGGTTGACGATCCAAATGAAGCAGACTTCTTCTTCGATGACATTATTGATAGTGGCGCTACAATGGAACGCTGGTGTGATGAATACCCGGGCAAACCTTTTCTGGCGCTGATTGACAAGACCGACCCAGCGTGCCCATACAGGGGTAAGTGGGTCGTATTTCCTTGGGAGGGTACAGCTGAAGGGGGTATTGAAGATCATATTGTCAGATTGATTGAATTCACAGGGGATGACGCCTCACGTGAAGGGCTTAAAGAAACACCTACGCGAGTAGCTAAGGCACTGCAACACTGGTTCAGCGGTTACGGCAAGAAACCTGAAGACTTGTTAAAGGTGTTCGAAGACGGTGGCGAGAAATACGACCAGATGGTTGTGGTTAAAGACATCCCAATCTACAGTAAGTGTGAACACCACATGGCTGACATCTTTGGCACAGCAACTATCGCCTATATTCCGAACGGAAAGATTGTAGGGCTGTCGAAGCTGTCAAGGCTTGCTGATATGTATGCGCGACGGTTGCAAGTACAAGAGCGCCTCACTAACCAGATCGCTGACGCTTTGTTTAAACATCTTGAGCCAAAGGGTGTTGCAGTAATGATCAAGGCGCGTCATATGTGTATGGAGTCTCGTGGTATTTGTCAGCAGGGGCATCACACAGTGACCACAGCATTGAAGGGCGTCTTCCTCGAGGAGTCTGAGACTCGCGCCGAGTTTATGGCACTTGCGAGACAATAGCTCAGGCGTTATAATATTATGAGGGCTGGTTATCCAGTCCTCTTTTACCCGAGGAGGCCTTATGTACATTTACATGGCGGCGCTTCACTCCAACGGATACCGTCATACGAACCGTTATGTGAAGTTAAACGACCGTGAAAAGCACGTCGTTGACAACCTGCCGCACCTGCTAGAGTCATATCACTACATTCACAAAGAGAGCTTCGTGAATGCTATACGCGAGAAAGGTGACCTGATCTTTCTTGACTCCGGTGCATTCTCTGCATACACATTGGGCGTTGATTTAGATATCACTGCCTACTGCGATTATATTAAAAGGAACTCTGATATAATACGTGTGGACGATGGTATAGTGATGGCGTCTGTGCTGGATGGTATTGGTGACCCACAGCTTACCTATGAAAACCAGATGGAAATGGAAAGGCAGGGCGTGCGCCCGCTTCCATGTTTCCACGCTGGTGAGGATGAACGCTATCTAGAGTGGTACGTCAAGAACTACGAATATATCACGCTAGGTGGTATGGTGGGTTCCAGTACCAAGCAGCTCATGATCTGGCTGGACCGGATGTGGGATAAGTATCTGACAGATGGTAGCGGGAATCCGCGTATCAAGGTTCATGGATTTGGTATTACGTCAATCCCCATCATGGAGCGTTATCCTTGGTGGAGTTGTGACTCATCTTCGTGGATTCAGTCCGCTGCATATGGCTCAGTGATTATGCCGGATCACGGTCCTATGTCCGTATCCGAAAAGTCTCCGAGCCGTCACGATGCTGGCCAGCATGTATGCAACCTTCCCGCTATACAGCAAAAGCAAGTTCTTGACTTGTTTGAGTTACAGGGGTTCAACTATGAGCGCCTGTCCACAGTTTATGAATCGCGTGCTGCATACAACCTCTGGGCATTTGGTGAAATTAACAAACAGATTGATCGCGACAACCCAGGCAATTTCAAATCATGCCAACCGGAGCTCTTCTAATGATATGCCGAATGAATAAAATACAGAGGGAAATTCTAGCCGACTACATCAAGTTTAATGCTATTGTAGCGTCTATGGCACACTTACCGGACAGTGAGGCCAAGCAAGCCGCTAGAGATAAGTTAAGGGAGATTGAAAAGAAATATCATAAGGCATTCGCAAACGAATCCGAGAAAGAGGATAATCATAATCATGTTAGCAGAACTTAAATTCGTTCAGGGTGCAGTTGCTAAGAAGGAGCTGATACCTACCCTGACACACTTTCGAATTGAAGGTGGCACAGTGCGCAGCTATAACGGAACGCTGGCTTTGTGTTGCCCTATCAACTTAGATATTGACTGTACTCCCAGGGCTGAGCCCTTTGTAAAGGCGATTCAAAACTGCAAAGACACCGTGACGATGAGTATGACCGCAGCTGGCCGGCTTGGTATTAAGTCTGGGTCATTCAAGGCATTCATTGAGTGTGTGGAAGAAGAGACCCCGCACGTGATGCCAGAAGGTGAGGAGTTCGAAATTGACGGGGATGCACTTCTTAAAGCACTAAAGGTGATCAGCCCATTTATTGGGGACGATGCTTCACGCCCTTGGTCTAACGGGGTGCTTCTAAAGGGGCAAAGCGCATTCGCGACCAATAACGTATCTGTCATCGAGTATTGGGTTGGCAGTACATTTCCGATCGTATGTAATGTCCCGAAAATAGCAATCCGTGAAATGATTCGTATTAACGAGCCACCTGAACGTGCGCAAGTTAACGATCAGAGTATTTCATTTCACTACAGTGATGGTCGTTGGATTAGAACTGCACTGCTTGATATACGATGGCCGGACTTGAACAAGATCCTTGATGTAGCGTGTGACGCAACAGTCATTGACGAACGCATCTTTGAAGGGCTTGATAGCATTAAACCCTTCGTTGACAAATTAGAGCGCGTCTATATCACTGATGGAGTTATGTCGACTACACTTGTTGAAGGGGAAGGAGCTAGTTTTGAGATTCCCGACTTCCCATATGAAGGCGTCTACCAGTTGCGTATATTGAACCTTCTTAAAGGTATCGCCAATTCAATAGACTTTACAAGCTACCCGAAACCCTGTATTTTTTACGGGGAACGTTTACGTGGAGCGATTATAGGAATGAGAACATGAGATTAGACTCCCATGGTCTATTCTGGGAAGACACCGACTATAAAACAGAAAAGAAGCAGACATTACTTACTGAGGAAGGTTGGGTACAAGTGTTCCCAGGCTTCTGGGCTGAAGAATGGAAGCTGGAAACTGTTGAAGACCCTCGCACTATTTGCATGGGTCTTGATAGTGCTTACAAGTTAGCCCGCGCCAACAAAACAGGTGAGAAACGAACACCACCTGAACCTGTGTGGTTAGCTCCTGACTATCTCCCAGGTCTAGAAGAAGCGCGTGCCTTCAATATACCTCAGTTGACAGACGATGAGCTAGTTGACATGGCTCACGAGTTGTTTACGACTGGGAAGAAGCATAAGCTCGTATTCGATATTGAGTGTTATGGCAACTATTTTCTGATCGCTTTTATATCCCTCACCAGAGGGAAAGTGACCTACCTTGAGCTTAGTGATGATTCACTTCTCAATATACCAAAGCTCCAATGGATCTTCGACCACTTCTGTGTGATAGGGTTTAACTCTAATTCGTACGATATAAACATCGCGTCTATGGCTGTGCATGGCTGCTCAACTGCAATGATGAAGTCTGCCACAAGTGCTATCATTGAGCAAAATGAACGCGGCTGGGATGTGTTGCGCCATTACAAAGTGAAGAAGCTAAAGTGTGACCACATTGATATCGTTGAAGTGGCCCCGCTATTCGCAAGTCTGAAGATTTACGGCGGGCGTATGCACACGCGCAGAATGCAGGACTTGCCTTTCCATCCTGATACGGTATTAACAGAACCTCAACGCGCTATTGTGCGTTGGTACTGTGTGAACGACTTGCGTACTACTGTTGAGCTACATAACGAGCTCTTGAAGGAATTAGCATTGCGCGAGGAGATGGGTCGGGAGTATGGTACTGACCTTAGGTCCAAGTCTGATGCCCAGATTGCGGAGGCTGTAATTGGTGCAGAGGTAGAGAAACTGAATCACTGCCGCGCACATAGCCCGACGATCGATCCTGGCACTGTGTACCGCTACAGGGCCCCAGCGTTTCTTCAGTTTCGCACCCCACTCATGCAAGGCGTGTTGAATACAGTGTGCAACACCAATTTCATCGTGTCGGAGTTTGGTAATATAGGTCTACCCGAAGAACTGAAGGAAATGTCTATTCGCATTAATCAGAGCGTCTATACATTGCGGATTGGTGGGTTGCACAGTACGGAGAAGAGTACGGCACACTTCGCAGGACCTAACACAATATTGAAGGACGTGGATGTTACTTCATATTACCCATATATCATTCTAAACCTTGGTCTGTATCCGCATCACTTGGGTCCGAACTTCCTTATTGTATTCCGTGACATTGTTGAACGTCGGGTTGAAGCTAAGAACAGAGCCAAGCACGCTAAAGACGCAGGTGATAAAGATCAAGAGAAGTTCTGGAAGACTATAGCGGACAGCTTAAAGATCGTTATCAACGGAACATACGGTAAGCTCGGAAGCGCCTTCTCTATCTTGTACTCTCCTGACTTGCTAATACAAGTGACCTTGACAGGTCAGCTGAGCTTGCTGCTACTCATTGAGCGTCTAGAGTTAGCTGGAATCCCCGTGGTCAGTGCAAACACTGACGGGATCGTTATCAAGTGTCCCAAACACATGGAATCTATGATGGATGAGATTGTTGCGCAATGGGAACGTGATACAGGGTTTGACACTGAAGAAACACTTTATAAGGCGTTGTTCAGTCGTGATGTTAATAACTACATCGCAGTGAAAGACCCAACCACCTGGCGCGAAGACGATGAGCTTGAGGATCGTGTTAAGACTAAAGGTGTATTCGCTAAGCCTGGGCTATCCAAGAACCCACAGAACGAAATTTGCGTGGATGCAATCAAAGAACTTCTTATCAACAATAAACCAATCGAGCAGACGATTCGCGGGTGTAACGATATCACCAAGTTCGTCAACGTGCGCACAGTAAAAGGGGGTGCAGTTAAACTATATGAACAAGGTCAACCTGGCACCTTTTTAGGTAAGGCGATTCGCTGGTACTACGGGAAAGACATTCCCGGTGAGATCGTGTATGCTAAGTCAGGCAACAAAGTTCCAAAATCTGACGGGGCACAACCACTTATGGACTTGCCTGATGTATTCCCGTCTGATGTGGATTATGAGTGGTATGAACGCGAGACGTTAAAAATCTTGAAAAAGGTAGATTATGCTATTGCATCATGAACGTCTTTCAACTATAGTACATCTGAGGATTAAGTTATGACAAGTAAAAAACCAGCAGTGAAAGCAAGTGTCGACCGTAATAGACCGTTCGGACCTGTTACTGTAACCACAGGACCAATGGCCGGAATGGTCTTCTCGGTAGACGATCACACTTCTGTCAATGATGGGAAAGTGAAAGTCAAGTATATTGCACCTGGAAATGGTCCTCGCGCAATTGTTGAGCACATGCAAGTCCGAGGTGAGTTTGACCCGGCCCGTAAGGCCGAGGACGTGCGCTTAGCCTTTGCAAAATTGCTCCCTGGTACAGTACTCTTCGACAAAGAAAATGGCTACAGCGAGCGCAAAAGCGGCAAGCTGCTTGAATGGGATCGTCAGTTAGCGAGGTTTGTTTCTCGCAGAGCTGAGTCAACCCCAATTTCAGCACCTGCCATTACAACGACAGAGAAAGACGGCGAGGACTAACCTATGGACACCCGCCGCAGGAGACCTGGAATGTTTGATAAGGAAGAGATCAAGTGGTGGGTATTTCGTACGGCGGTCAGTCCTGTATTTTGGATCCTTATTTTGCTTGTACTTGGCCTTGGCTGGGTAGGTAAAATGGACCTAGAGGATGCTATACAGGCTGACCGCCATTATTGTGATATGGTACAAAAATATCAGGCCAGTAATGGGGTAATTGGCTGGCCTGATTATGAATCAAGATATAAAGAAGATTGCCCTAAGAAAGACGTTTTGTCAAGGCGCCTGTAGAAGAGTTGATATACCAACCTCCTATAGGTACGCTTCCACCACTTGCAGCAGTGTCATCAGCATATGAGCCATAATAATTTGCTTCATAGTCCCAATTTGTGCCGTCAAATAAATAAGGTTGAGATTCGTCAGCCGCGAAGAACCTCATTCCTTCAAGTGGTGTGACAAAGACCCATTCATCTGCTCCACCGCTTGCTGAACCATCATAGTAAGCTAATTTTTCATCCTCTCCAGCCCAATCCGTACCAGTAGCTGACGCTGGTACAATATAAAGGTCTCCGTCATTTGGTGAACCTGGTTCAGCTGTTGTACTAGCAGACAAGACATTTCCTTGTAACAGCATCTCTAGAAGACGCCAGTTTGTGTCATACCCTGTGTTCCAACCACTTTCACCTAAAGTATATCTAAAGCTCAAAGAAAGGTTGGGTGTATTTTGTTCAGCCATTAGTGTACCCTCTTAAATTCCACCATAATATTTTCCATACTGTAAACCGTATCCAGCTCTGTCTACAGTATAGTCGTGTTGCTGATAGCTAGTATAGCCATCTCGTTGTGATTCAACAACAGCCCGGACCGAAGAATTTAAACCTGCTGGCGTATTTTCGTTGGCCAACGCTGTTATCTCACTCGCGCTCAGGGCAGTAGTATCGTCATATATTCTAATCTGATCCATCAGACCGTTATACCTGAGGCCTCCTATATATGATTCCCCAATGTTCAGATTACTAATATTGAAATTTCCAGATTGGCCTGTATCACTATTAGTAGCAACTAATGATCCGTTAAGATATAAGTTAACAGTGACATTCGTTCCGCTTCTTATAGCTTCAGCAAACACATGAGTCCAACCGGAAACGGAAGTAGCTACTGCACTTCCTGTTGAATTACAAGAGACGGAAGAAGCAGCGGATGAAGATCTGACGGACCAATACACATCCCCGTTGACGACCCGTAAAATTATATTCGGGGTTCCTACATCCCGCCACCCTACCATACGACCATCACTAGCATCATGATCTGGGTCTATCCATAAGGATACTCCAAGATAACTCGTTATTGTTATAGCATATGAAACATTACAATGATCACTTGAACCATCAAAATCAAGGCAATTAGAATTCTTAATTCCACCAGATACAAGAGTGGCCCCTGTGATAGTTCCATTCTGAGTTGCTTGTTCATCTACTAAAGTTCCACCAGAATCATCATTCATTGCGTAATGAAGTGTCGGAGTTTTAATACCAATAGTTGAGAAACTAACCTCAGATGACCACGTATATGTAGTCCCGGTAAGTCCGGTGACGGTTTCGGCTAATGTATTATCCTCATCATACAGGTATAAATTATAAGTGGTACTTGCTTCGGGACCTATACTGTTATCAAGAAAATCATATAAGGAACCAGATGTCTGTTGTAGTCTATCCCTATGAGCCCAATCAAGTGTCAAAGTTCCTACAATAGCATCAGGAAAATATTCACTATTGAACTGTAATTTCCCTGGAGGATAAGGTCTCACTGCCCGCGAGTCAAATATTAATGCGTCAGCGGTCGCATCGGCTAAAGCAAGGCCCCCTTGGTTAGTATTGGGAAGTATTTTAACATCTATCTCTTCTGCATCTACATATTCAGTATTATCGCTGGCTGCATATACATCCCAGAAGATAAGGATGTCTCCAGAAGTATGTGGTTCAGGTACAGTATCCAAGACACCTCTACCAACAGTAATCTCCCCGGTACCTTCATCAATAGAATCTATACGAATTAATTCATTCCCGATTTGTCCATGTGTCCCTATAATGACCTGATCCAAATCCTGACCATTTATAAAGTCCCAAGTGGTGGAGTTTCTATCAACAGTTGTGGCTAATTCTAAAGAAGGTGAAAAATCTAATACAGCAGATTCCTCATAACCTGAACCATCGTCGACCCATACTTTGGCATTAAGACCATTAGTTGGCCTTGCGGCCGCTGCAATAAGGTATCCTATCTCAGGTGTAGTAGAAATTTGATTATCTATATCAGTTTGTCCTAGAGATTGAACCATCTCATAATAAGGCGCTTCGACTACTAGACGATCTGTAGCTTCAACGGGTTCTCCTCCTGGTTCTACCCAACCGGGATCCTCTTCAGCTAGAACTGAGGTAGTGGGTAACGCAAAAACATCTTCAGAAGCTACAATTTTGACTCTATTGTTCTTTCCGTCACCAAGTGCAATTTGATGGACTCGCATTACAATATACCCATCATGATAATCTGAATATTGAAACTTAAAAACGTCCCCAATATTCAAATTAGAAGCCTCTCTATTTGCTTCAATTGTGCAACTTAATAAAGGCGATGATAATGACTTAAGGTCTCTCTGGGCAGCTTTACCCGCAATGAAGCTATTCGTGAAACCTGGATACTGTATTGTCGTATTGACCACAGTTCCATAAGCCTGGATCATTGCAATATCATCCGCAGTGATGCCAGCGTTCTCCCCTTTAGCAGAATCCCAATATATCACCGTCACAGAATTCACAGCATCGCCCTGATCGACTCTACTATAATCACTTACCGTTAATATATTAGTTTCGTCCAGAGTTATAAGGTCGTCTACGTCATAATCATCCCTGATTAGTTTAACAACAAACTTTCCTGATATCCTATCAACGAAAAGTACCGCATTGATATGTCTTAAGACTTCACCTACAAAATCTTCAATTGGAATTTGCCTATCCCAAAGAAGACTCATTCCCATTTTCTCGTCTACCAGAGTATTTGCAGCAGTCGTGAAAGAAGTATCATCTATATCAGCTGATAAATAACCCATGCCCCAGGTCTTATCCGTCAGACATTCACGTAAAATATGAATAGGATTCATATCAGCAAAGCCTGAGGTGATTTGCACGTCGGCCCATCTAGTAGGGCTTCCATTTACTCCATCATTTTGTATTGCCCATCTTAAGTTCGAAGCCGTACCTGAAGGGGTGCCAGCAATAGTTTGGCTATGTATTAAGCTATCATCATCCAAGTCATATACTGAAAATACCCAATTATCTGAGAAACTATTATATGACGCTTCCAATTGATACCAATGATCTAAGTCTAAAGCTCCTCCTGGTGTAGTGAATTGCTGACTTGTTCCAGTGGTAGCAAAATGAGGACGGCGTGAAGCGTCTTGCGCTACAGCTCTTCTCGGATTAAAAAAGAATACCTGATTATTTGAATCGTCCTGAAGTCTGATAACCCCAGAATCATCCGTCCCTGATGATAGAACTTTGAATTTACCCCTAACTGAATAGACAGAGGCTTCTTGTGCAAACTGTCTTTGAATACTGTCGTTAGTTGAGACCCCTGCTGCAATATTCAGAGCATTTCCATAATCATCTGAAACAATAGAGAAAGCCGAAGAACTTCCTTCATATGTGGTGTAGCTTGATAATGAGGAAAATTGCTCATTCAATAATACACCAACCACAGGGTTCGCGATTCGTGCTTTATCAGGATACCATTGTTCCTCACCTTCAGATGTCACATAAATTCTTGTACCTCGAAACGCCCATGCTTTAAGGTAAGGATTAAGACCAAGATAGACTTGTTTCAGAACTGCACTAACGACACCCCTGAAGGCTGGAATATTAGTACCAAGGCGGGCTTGAAGGTAAGAATTCTTAGTCTGTGATGGGCCACCCATTAAGATATCAACATCACCGCTGATACCTCCTTCACGATCTTCTCCCCCAAATAGACCTTCATTGTCTATTGAGAGAGTTCCACCAGTTTCGTTCCCTTGCCAAGCTAGTCTTTTATCAACATGAATTTCAGTAATAGAATCGATAGGCCCATGACATAGTACCATGTGCATACCAAGATAGTATTTATAGCCTACGGTAACTTTTTTACTGCTTCCGCCCACGGGCCACCTCCACGACTTCTAAGGCCATTGCATCACCAGTGGCTTCGAGCTTATCCGAGTTTATTCCATTTCTTAGAAAATCTTCCCAATCAAGGTGATGGCGAGAAAAGAATGCGCGTGCCCCTTTAGAGCACATTTTAGCGGACCTTATATCTTTCATGAAGACTCTTACTTCACTCATTATTTCTTACCGCCTTTCTTACGAATCGCGACGCTTCTTAAATGCCCATACCAGACTATATTTGGACCACGCATGTCGCGAGTTCCGAATAAAACCGGTATTTCCCTCCCCTCGTCCGCAGTAGGTGCCTTAATATCACCTAACCCAGCTGGTGGCTGACTCTGAGGTTTTGGCATCATTGCATAAGCTGCGACTAAAGCCACCACCCAAACAATCACATAAATCCAGGCCATTCTAATACCTATACAATTGAAGATCCGCCCATAGGGTTTTTAGAGGGGATCCATTTATATCCGCCATTATTATCAAGATTATTAAACTTATTAAGGCATGTGGTTAATGTACGGTCGCATCCAGGATAAAGTATAACGCCAATACCCCCATAGTACAATCCGTAGTTATTACCATAACCTGATGAAGCAGCTCCGTTAACAATATAACGGGAACTTCTATTAATCACTATTTGATTACCAACATGCGATAATATAAGCCTATATGATCCATCCGCAAATTCAGCAATTCCGCCATCAAACCAACCATCACTTTCTCCAGAGGCTGCACTAATAGTTAAAGTCAGCCCGCTAACTGAAGTGACAGCTCCAGCTAATGCGAAATCAGATTTATCTAAATTACAACCTCTTCCATATAAAGGATGCCTACAATTTCTTTGGTATCTAGCTCTAATCCCAGGTCTTCTCATGGACGTAAAAATAGATTCACATTTCAACTCAACTGTTTGTTTCTTCAGATTATGGGAAGCGATTCTACCTTTCCAATACACCAGAGTATCAGACGCGCCAAAATGACCTCTTCTAAGTGTAAAAGAAATCATCTGGTCAGGTGACCATCCTTTAAAAATATCAGCGAAATCACCTGACAGAGGTATTGTGACAGTCATCGCATTCTTTGATAGTTCGTTGGACTGTTTAACTTCTGTATGTTTTATGGAAAAACTACTCCATAGCAAACTATTCCAAGTGATGTCTTCAGGATAATCTGAAAACCTATAACTATCTGAGCCCACTGTAAATTCATATAAAAAATAAGGAGCTCCATCTTGAATAGAATTTTCTTGATCTGCGTATGCCATTATTCAGGCACCTCCATAATAGGCAAGCGCACGTCTACCACTTTAGCATCCTGATAGTCGAACTCAATATTATCTGAATTGAAACGCATCTTAGGCATCCGAGTAATCATTTCGACATCCGCCACAGCAATATCTTGGCCCAGTGTCGTGGTCAAATTCATTCTGTACGTGCCAGCGGTGTGTGATTGCCAGGAATCAACAATATAGTAGAGCTGAGTCCCATCATTAAGCACAACACAGATAGGCCCTAGGTATGTGTCTTGAAGCCAATCATTAGTATCTATGATAAGAAAATCGTCTGCTGTCAATGCGTCAGTGTTCATTGGGAAATCGCGTGTCCAGCGTGGAGCATAGAACGATTCCTGTTTTCCTTTTACATCATACATCCATAACCGGAACGCCCAGGCTTCAGCTACAGTATTAAAACTCCAGCTCATAGTTCCCGTTCCGACTGCATAAGTATGGGTCTTAGAATAAAAAAGAGGGCCTGATAAATTACCAAAGCCTTCGAACTCACGGGTATGGCTTTCACGTGCGCTACCAAGCGCCAAAGGCCTATCGGTTAGTACATAAGAACTATTGAAAGAGGGGTAAGGATTAGAAGCTGTGATTCCAAAGTCCTCAGTCAAGATATATTCCATATCCGCCGTAAAATATTCAGCTGAATACTTACGAAAGTTGAAAGGTTTCTTCACACGGGCAGGATGTGCTGGCATTACCACAGCTCCTGCGAATCCAAGGGCAATACCTGGCGCGGCAATGTCTATTGAGCCTGGGTTGACAGTGTCGATAGTAAACGTCTCGTACTTACCATCAGACCCTATTATGAAACCTGAACCACCTACTTTATAACGCTTGGTTGTTGTATCGACTACAATGTTTGTCGCGCTTGAAGCTACTGTCCCAACATACTCAAGTTCATGCCAGAATGGAAGTAAGAACTCATCCGCTCCATATTGTCGGGCCAACACTGTCGCCGCTTCAATTTCCTGGGGTAACAGTTGGAAGTCGTATTCAACTGTGGTGCGGGGAACATTGCGCAAGCATAGACGCTGTTCAGCCGAACGGCAGCGGATGACTTCTGTCTTCCACTCCATTAGCTCCTTCATGCGTCTTTGGGGTACGAATGGCCATACGCTCATTAGGATCCGCTCACTGCTCTAACCGTCTCAGGGTTGTTCCTGATAGTGTTCATGATTAATTCTTCGCCTGCTGTTGAACCTAGGAAGTCTTCAAATACTGCTGGGTCTACATTATTGACGATTCTTATGTTGTTTTGCATATTTGGTGCGACTGCTCCTGAGCCACCGTCATCATTAGAAGCCTCTTTAAACATTGCAGCAGTCTCACGTCGGCTGCGCACGTTAGCAGGACCTTCAACAAGCTCTGGACCAAACTCACCTACAAGACCGATCTTACCTTGAGGGATTGTACCACCAGAGTCAAAGGCGCCAGCATTATAGTTCGTTCCTGAAATCGTGCTGACGATACCTGCTGTGGCTGAAATTACTGATGCCATTGCAGGAAGGTTAGCTGGGAACGGTAGTGATGCAGCGTTCGCGATACCTTGCTGAATCTTGACCACAGCTTCCGCAATCGCAAAGGCCTTGCTGGCTGCGAACAGGAGTTTGAATGTGGTGCTTTGTTCGCCAGCGAACTGTTTAGCAAGTCCAGCTAATCCGTCGAACAGTTGCGCGCTGCTGCTAAAGATGACAGACATACGCTGTTGCTCTAAAGCTGCCAGGCGTTCGTTGCGCTGCTTAGTGAGCTCCTCCTCGAGCTGTGTGCGTTGTTCTTCAGTGATTGCTGTATTGTTGAGAATCAACTCACGGCGTGCATTGTAGAACTCTTCAAGCTGGTTGAGTTGCTCTTCGAATGTATCTGGTGCAGCAAGATCGCCTAGAGCTTGTGTTGCAAACTCTTCATCCAAGCGCTGTTTCAGATCCGCTTGCTGCTTAGACCCTTCTTCAGTATTGTTGAGAATGATTGCGAGTCGTTTATCATAGCTCTCCTGGATAACTTCTTCCTCGGAGCGCAATGACTGACGTAGGTTCTCAAATTCCTTCTCACGGGCTTCACGTGCTTTACGCTCAGCGTCAGTTTCCCCGCCTTCGGTAGGATCAGCACCTGTTCTGAACTGTGCAAGCCTATCCTCGCCAGCTGCCTTACGTGCAGCCAATTCCTCGTCATACTTCTTACGAAGAGTTTCAGCTGCTGTGATCTGGGTGTCGAAGGATGCTAATGCTGCATCGCGCTCTTCGAGAATCGCTACAATACTATCCCGACGCGCCTGTGTAGTAATAGCAGCCTGCTTCTCAGCCCGACTAAATGCGTTATCAGCCATATCCGCAGCAATAGCATCAAGCTCACGCAGACGTGCTTCAAGATCGAAATCGTTGTCATCAAATGGATTGATAGCTTGTCCGATTGCTTGACCATACGCTTTTGACTTCTCAACAATCTTGGCAAACTCAGAACCTAACACTTCACCGAATGCTTGCCCGTAGGCTTTACCGTAGTCAACAAGCGCACCAATCTCGACAGCCATTAGCTGGATCACTGCACGGATATTCTCTGGCAAGTTCTTGAACGCTGCTATAATAAATTTGAGTGTCTCCCCAGTTGCACCAGCAAGCCCTTCACCTTCAGGCGTGCCAAGGAAGTCGTTCCACAACTCTGTCAAGATATCAATGGTGGTTGCAACATCACGTCCGAAGCCTTCAAACTTGCCCGCAATTGCGTCCAAGTATCCTTCAATCTGTCCTGACGCCAACATCGCATTCAATTCAGCTAGGATGTCAATTGCGACGCGCACACTGTCTTCAATTACTTCTCCGATTCCAGTGTTGCTGATATTCAGGAAGAGCTTATCCCATTCGTCCCCAAGATTGGACAATGCACCATCCAGCGTTTCGACGCGCTGTTGCATAGCACCAGCAAATTCGTTTTCTCCGAGTGCTTGTAGATAGGCTTCAATCTCGGCAGCGTTCTTGCCAACTGTTGTGGTCACACCGCGGAAGGTAAATGATACTTCATCGCCCTGGGACTTGGCACGAATACCAAACTCCTTCAGACGTTCAAACTCACCTGTCGCCGCATCTGCAACAGCCTCAATCAACTGGTTGAGGTCTTTACCCATTGCAGATGCTGTGTTACCGTAGGAAGTCAGTGCAGCTTCGGAAGGTGTCAGGCCCAAGTTAACGAGCTTGACAAACCCCTCAGTGACCTGTTGCAAGTCATAAGGGGTTGAAGAGGCGAAGTCCTGAATGGCCTCAAAGGCTACCCCGGCGGATTCTGCGGACCCAGTAGCAGTCACCAACTGGGCATTCAGGACTTCAAACTCGCGGGTCACGCTGACGACCTTGCGTAAGGTCGCTACAGCGCCAGCAGCAGCAGCTACAGGCCCGGCAAATCTTTTAAAGGCAGCAGTAAGGCCGTCTGTGGCGCGTTCTGTACGCCGGCCTGTGCGCTCGAGACCCTTAAGGCGTTGGTCAGCGACCTCAGCCTCAAGCGACTGTACCCGTATCTGAAGGCGTGCTAAATCATCCACCTAAGGTTCTCCAATAAACTCTGTCAAGGGTCCTAATCAAGTCAACCTCCCAAGCAAGCAAGGTCTGATAGGTTAGTTCCGCCCAACTCTTAATTTCAGTGAACGTAAGTGGATCGCCAGTACGCATCTCCAAAAACCATTCCCAGATATACCGAAGCTCTTCTGGGAAATCAGGTATTTCTGCGAGCTCTTTCGGTTTGCGTCCTAAGGTCTTTTCGACTTGCTTGAGATGATCCCTTAGCTTGACTTTCGAGCCTTTGGGGATCTTTTCGAGCTTGACTTCCGCTTCGACCCATTTGCAGAGCTCGTGGACTTTTTTCCAAAGAACTCTGCTCGACGTGCAGCAAACCGATTCACCATGTCCGCAATTTGTGGAGCCTCACGTAAGAAGTTGACCACATTATTGTGAGTCGCCTCTTCCGGGAAGGACCAACCTGATACGAGTGCAGCGATACACTCAAGTTCCGTTTCACGGACAGCTTCTGCCCGTTTCTGTTCATCTTTGATTTGCGCCAGCTCTACGGCCGATCGTTTAGCCTTTGCTTCAGCTTGTCGAAAATGATCAGAGTCCACCCCGCGCACCTTGATCCAATGTTCGGACACTGTGCCATCGGGATAATAAAGAGGGAGTTGAACTCCCTCATTTGCGGTTTGTCTTGTGTAAAACTCTTTCATAATTCTGGGTCCTCAGAGTTTACGGTTTGGGATTAAGCAGGTGTCCGCTGAATGACTAAGTTAGTCGCTTCAGTTGCATCCAACAAAGCCTGGAAGGGCATTGCTAGAGTAATCGGACCCTCTCCGGATACGTCGGGCTGACCGCCAGTGTACTTGATTCGTGGAATCGTGTAGCGTTGGGCGTTCCCCGCACTGTCAGGCAGCCTGAAGGTAATGCTTGACTCAGTCTCGTTGATAAACTTATCAATAAGAGTTGAATCTTCGAAGTAGGCTGTAATCTGACCGGTGAGGTTTGAACGACCAATTGACGGATAGATCGAGTTGGTGCTTCCCACAACAAAGCGCGGCTCAATACCATTCTGCAATGTCAAAGAGATTTCAGTGATCACTGCAATACTGGTACCACCTTCATCCAGCGAGCCTGTAAAGGAATCGAATGGGGAAGTAGTTGAGACCGAGTTATAAGTAGGAGTTCCAAGACCTGTGAGGTCTTGTGCAGTCGCCATGCTCTGACCGACCACACTCATTGTTCCGGTGATCATTGAGTTCGCTGCAATAGTTAACTGAAGCGAGTTCAACTCACAACCACGGAAGATGTGGTATGGTTTGTCTGAAGATTGGATGTCTGCGAAGTAACGAATGAAGCTGAATGAACGTCGTTCGGTTCCAGATGCTGCACGGTTGGAAGCAACTACCAACTCATCACCATCACCCGCCTCAATAGCCAATGTCTGACCTTCAAGCGCGGTTAAGGTAAGAGTGAGCGCCTCTACCATTGTTACAAGCATCTGACCATTGGCGCCAGACCCAGCAAAACCTGAAACCTCAACTTCCATGCCCGCGGTAAATCCGTCAGTGATAAAGCTACCTGACGCCCGAGTGATAGTAGTTGCAGTCTGGCTCAGAGTAGTTGTGCCAGTAGTTGCTGGAGCTGCCCAATCAGCTGACAGAAGTACAGCTTCAAGGAATTGGTCAAAAGAACCATAGCTCAATTCGAAGTTGATATCACCCGCGACCTGGTTTGCACCTTGTCGGTAATCAGCAATCTGACGATCCGATCGAATCTCTTCTGACTGGAGGCTGTCTTTGGAAAGTCCCAAAGTAGTCCCAGTGATCCGAACAGTGTCCAGAGCGGGGTTGTTTGGAGTGGTGCCATATGTCGCCTCTTCAACGGCGTACATAGAGTGGCGGCTACCGTCTGCCATGTCTTATCCTCCTATTAGGAGCGAGTCGTCCTCGCATAGTAGTTGACAGTTACACTGACTCGATAGTAGCCACCTACATCGCGCCCCGGGCCAACAGAACATGATAGAACTTTGACCTCCTGTGCATTGTAAGATAATGTTTTGCCAGCTGTAAAGAACGCCGCAATAGTATCAGCTTTCGCCAACACCTGCTTCGAACCTTTATTTTGCGGGTAATTAATATCCACTTGTAGAAAACCAGGATGATTATCTTCCCCAGCATCGCCCAGAGTCACTGGCGTACTTTCTGAACGCATGTTGTGCAGTTGTAACCACAATCCATCAGGCTTGTCGTCATCCGGTAAGGGCTTGTTCGGATACCCGCGTGGCGTGCTTGCGTCGACCGTATTAACGGCTGCAACTAGCGCCTTTTCAATCTCAGTATAGTTAGCCGCCATTTTGCACTTTCCTCACATTTCGTCGAACTATGTTGTCCCAGCGTAGAGCATTGATACGAACCATACCCTCTGGCGCTTTGCCGGAGATACCGTCAAACTCAATTGGAACTGCATATGGGAGGTTATTTGTGAAGAAGATGTCCCGGGCAATATCTGTGCCCTCTAGGACGGATCTTGTTCTATTGATAGCGCGTTGACCGCTAGGATCTTCCGAGTCTGTTGTCTCGCTGCTACCATTTCCGATTTCAGCGAACCAGTTGTTACGAAGGACACCTTTATCTACAGGGGTCTCAAGAATGATTGCAGAGAATAAGTCAAAGGCGGAGAGTCGCTTGACACGAATGTATTTATCAAGCGTTCTCCTTCTAAACTTTGCCAAATCATCTCCGAAACTCATCTACTCACATCCAGAAGATAAACGACTGTAATTTCAGCCGGTTTAATTGGTACCAACTTGGAGAGAGGGAACCATTGACTGTCCACTTGTACTTCCTCTCCAGGTAAGGGCGCAGCGTCTGCCTTTAGAATAAGGGTCTTTGTAGCGACCCACGTGGCCCCTGCATCACCTGCAAGCTGGAGCACAGTTTGCTGGTCTGCTACTAGCCCGGTGACAGTGCGCGTCGCCCCAGGTACGTTTTCCAGCTCGTCCTCGTCATATGTTCCAGGGGCTCGAACTGTATAATCAGTACCAAGCTCGTCAAGAACTGTGTTGACTTCCCCTTGTACTTCCAAATAGAACGCATCTGAGGCCGCCATATTAGTTCCTCATTACACCACCGCCAGCACCATAGATAAACTGTTTCACCAGCCTATCCGCTAACGGAAATTTCAACCAAGTGGCGTCAGTAGCAGAACCTTGATATTCTACTTCTGTTGTAATTGGACCCACCACTGTCTTCTTGCGCTTAAGATCCTTTGAGCTTGATGTCGACGGAGTTGGATAGAGCGTCCCTGCGACCGATGCTTGTGCATAGAGACAGATCGCTTTCTTCCAGTCATCAGGAATCGCATCCTCGATAAGATTACCATAACGGTCATAGAGTTGATAACGTGGAAACTCTAAGGCCTGTGTTTCGACTAGGGGGCGACTTTTTATTTTCTCTCCCCAGCGTGCGTCAGCATACTCGGTCGCGGCTATAAGCGCGTTCTGCTTAGCTGTATCGTCAGCAGCCCAGGAGCTCCCTAAATAATCTTCGGAGAAGGCCACATCCACATAAGAGGTTGAGTCTTCTAATCCGGTCCCGTCTTCAACTGTGAATGTGGTCATACTGGTTCACCTTATGCTGGCGGATAAGTTCCGAAGCCTTTGTGTAGACGATGTACGACAAATCGAATGTCGTACATATTAATCGCGACATCTGAGTTGATATAAATTTCGCCACCGTTAGTCTCCCAAGTATCTAAAGTGTAAACTGCTGTTGTAAAAGTCAGATAATTAGCACCTGACCCACGAAGACCTATTGTACGACGATATAGGTTAGTAATTCCACCCCCAATGTCGAACCAGACGTCAACATTATATGCACCTGAACCCGATTGACGTGCTACACGCGCTTCAATTGTTACAAGAAGCCCATCACCAGCAAGACCTAGAAACTTACCTGCATTATAGAACCCTGAGGCATAGTCTGCGGGTAGTTCTTGCTCACGAGTTGTTCCAGCGTCATTTGGAATAACAGTGTCGGTGGTTGCTGCAATAGCAAAAGGGCTGCCTGACGTATAGGTATCGTCGTCATAATCAGCCCAACCAGACTGACGATATAGTTCTGTGAAATTACCATTAAGGAGAGCGGCAATGGCAGACCATAGTCCACTCGTTGGGATGACTTGTCTAGCCATAATCTGACATCTCCGTATCTGCTTGGATCGGTGTACTTGCGATCAATTGTGAGGTAACAGAAGGAAAGGCGCCTTGTGCTTTGCGTTTCTTCTGATTAAGGTAAAGAACGGCCCGCATATTGCCAGGCCATCCGTTAGGATAGAGGCCCCGTCGACCCGGGGTGCTTTTGAAGATTCCGCGGGCCATAAGCCATCTCCTTAGAACTTGGTTTTAGTTGCGTTGATAGCTGCAACCATTGCACGTCGGTTCTGAGCAGTCGCTTCACGCTGCTTTGCTTGAGATGCCTGATAAGCCTTGATATCGTGCGCAGGGTTACGCCCACCATTGGCTTCTTGATCGCGACGGAGAATGACCTCGTCCATTGCTTTCTGAGCAGCTTCAAAGCGAACCTTCGCTTTGTCGAACGCCACACGAGAATTAGTCAACTCAGCTTCAACAGCTTCGTCGTCAGAAAGTTCAACTTCCTCATCTTCCGCTACAGTAGTTTCCGATGGAGCTGGATCAGATTCAGCTGTTTCTTCCGGTGCTTGCTCATCGGGGGTCTCTTGACTGTCTTCGGTCTTTTCAGGTGTCTCTGCCGGCGCATCTGCTGCCTCCCCGCTACCAGTGTTTTCAGGTTTTTCGATCTCCAAGTTTGGAGTCTTACGGCTGAAACCTTTAGCGGCAGAAGTGATGTCCGATCGACTAACAGCGTCGCCCACAAGATCCTTCATTACATCAAGGCGGGGAACCCCTTCAGTGGTCCAGTGGTTGTCGTTGTCAATGTCGAGCTTAGCAAGTGCTTCACGAATTTTATCGCTCATTTCGGGGTCCTCAGTTATTAAAGGTTAGACTGACCACAAGGATCAGTCGTCACCTAATACAATGAATGCCGCGTGGAAAGAACCGTAACAGCGGAAAGTTCCATCCTCGGTATCGGTGATAACATTATCATCGATCAGCAAGTTAAAGTTCAGCTCCAAAGAACCGTCGGTGTTATCAACGATAAGACCGTGCTCGGTAGTAGTTGAAGCCCCACGGGTACGCGGTGCGATCTTATCACTTGCGCCAGCAGACAGTGCAGTTGAAGCGATAATATCGTCATCCCCAGCATCCGCCAAATCTACGTCAGCGTTCGGAATCGTACCAATACCAAAGTCGCCATCCCAGTTGTCAATGACATGAGCATCGCCCGTGGCATCCACAGTGACATAAACAACAGCACCCAGGAACAGGAGGTTACCTTGCGGCAGACCGCCTAAGACAAAGCTACCAGCGTCGACTGCAGAGTCAACCCCAGTGATGTCGATAGACTGATCAAAGGCAACATCCATCCGAAAGACTTCCTGCAATGCAGCAGGGCCCCGGGATAGAGATCGTTTTAAACCTTTCATGATTGTGTCCTCAAATCGTTAAGGGGAGTCCGAAAAGGGGCCGAAGCCCCTTCAATTAGAACTCTCGTGTGATCAGACGAGCGATCTTGATTTGCTTCCGCTCTGAGTAACGACGCTGCCAAGAATCAGCGTGCGCCAGTTGCGCAGAGGTTGCCGCGTTGGAAGGACCCCCTTTTGAAGCAGCAGCAACAAAGGCGTGACCAGTTGGGTGGATACACCACTCAACACGGTTATAAAGCACATCTTGACCGCCACCGTTACCAGCGTCAGGCTTACGACCAACTTCAGTTGGAACCTTCGGAGCGCCCATACCCAGTTGTACAGCACCAGCACCGAACAACCAAGTGTGGTAAATACCTGAGGAAGGACTTGGCACGCCGTCGTCAACGATAACAATACGACCGAGGAATGTCGGGATAGTCACACGACCTTCAGAATCCGGAATGAAGTCAATCAGGTTGTTCTTCTGCATACGTGAATACACGATGGAGTGAACACATACCATTGACAGATCACCCATGGAGTCACCCATTGTCACCGCCGCATCGATAAACGCTTCAGCAGTGAAATCAGTAACACCCGCAGAGTAACCTCCACTGGATACATCGTTAGTCAAGTCACCCTGGACGTGCTCAGACGCTGACGGAGCTGCATCGTTATCTGCAAAGATACCGTTTACAGTTGCAACGAAGGCAGCCTGCAGACGACGCGCCCAATAAGTGGACACACGGTTCGCAATGCTATCCATCGGATCAGCACCTGCAAGCGCAGCAGCCAAGTCTGAAGAAGACCAGGATTGGTTACGAGACAGGCGAACAGCGATTTCAGTCGCAGTACCTGTTTTCTTGGGGGTGGAGTTGTCAGATCCACCAGTGTAGTCATCATCACCCTCGTCAGACGAAATATTTTCCGCCTCATTATCAAGGTCTTTGAAAGAGGGTGCATTAAATGTAATACCACCGCCTGCAAGGTCATCGTCCAATTGTTGTGAACGTACAACCGCTCCGGAAGCAATAAGACGGGATTTCTCCTCAGTCATTTGCTGCACGTAAGGGTTGAAGACCTCGGGTACGACGATATCAGCAATCGCAGTGATTGGTCCGGTAGCCATGAGATTTCCTCCTAATTGGAATGTTGGCCTAGGGTTTTAATCCAGAGCCGCGAATCCCATGACCGCAAGCCCAAAATGAAAAACGGCAACCCCATCATCGAGGTTGCCGTTATTATAAGCAGAGATAAGAGAGAAGGGCAACTATTTTTTCTGTGGACGACCGCCGCCAACACTTGTGCCAGCAGCTTTCGCCAACTGTGCCGCCTTATCAGGATTTTCACGCTGGATACGGCCCTGCTCAGTAAGGTTCCAATTTTCGTTGGTAAAGGGATTAGATCCGCCAGCACCTCCGTCGCCTCCGCGTGCTCCAGTACCTTGGGATTCAGGCCACCAGTGTGGACGTGTATTCTTGGCTTCGGTTAACCACACTTCTGCCGAAATACCTGGCGTCACACCAACTCCGTCTTTGGTAACGACTTTTCCAGCTTCGTCACGCTCGAACAAGTTCTCACTGATGAGCAAAACGTCTTCCAATGCAGTGTCGCGAACTTTAGCAGTGGTGGCAGCTTTGCGAACGTCATCGCGGATAGTACGGCGCACGTCCTTAACTTGAAAGTCTGTGACTTGACCTTTCAACTCGTCCCGCTCGACCTTTACCTGATTAAGCTCGCGTTCAAGTGGAGCTGTTTTAGACTTGATACGTGACTCAACAATCTTGTTGATCTTTTCTTCGTCCATTGAACCACTTGCGGCAGCTTCCAGCTCTTCAATTCGGTCCAATTTCTCAAGGACTTCATCTGGGTCAAGGTTATTGAATTTTGCCAACTTGCGCTTAGTCTCTTTATGATCTTCGCGCTCTTTCCGAAGACCTTCCTGGACGTTAGTTACATCCTGGGCAGTCTTTATTTCGCCAGCTTTGATAAGAACATATTTACCATCCACCTCTTTGTAGAGATGCTTTACAGCAGCAGGGATGGAATCGTAATCGTCGTACTCTTCTTCGAACATAGGAATCACTCCGTATTGTTTAGGCTACCATTAGCCAGTCTGGGTCAGCCCTCAGGGACTTCTAATCCCTTCCGGCGCAGTTCGTCCAAAGTCAGGACATCGCCATCGCGAGCCACAAACTTATCCAGGCTGACTTCACCTTTACGGAACATTTCCGCTCTGGTAGGTCCTAGGACTTGATCCTGGAATTCTTTCGTCTGCGTTTTCAGCCAATCATTATAGCTTGTCTGGGCTGGTACTTGACCCACTAGGTCTCTCCGACGTTTACGTGCAAAATCATCAAATGAGGTCTTATGACCGTAAGGCAGCGCGTCGCGCTTGCCGACTCTGGGTATATTAGCTTGTTCAGAATACTCTTGCAACAGTTGTCGCTCAGTTGAGCTGTCGAATCCCCTGTTACGCAATGCCTCGGGGTTGATATATGGGACACGCAAGGAACGGCAGCGGAAATGCAATGGCGGGATCGGACCTTCACCTCTCGGAAATATCTGCCCATCAAATGAAGCACACTCAATAGTAGTGCGGACATCCAATGTGGCTACATAGAGTTCCTCTTCAATGATATCGGCATTCTCTTCATAGAGTGCCTGCTTTGCCTCGTTCTGGATACCGTTAGTGAGTGTCAGAATAACACTTTCAACGTCCTTGAATGCTTTGCGTGCAATACTATCACGGTATCCAGCCGCCTGTGTCCCTATAATACCCCGCGCCACCTGTGTAGGCGTCTGCCCTTGCACAATACCAATCTTGGCGTAAGTAAGCATCTTCTGAACGTCTGCTTGTGCAGTACGTTCCATCCATTCTTTAAGAGTGCGTCCTTCGAAAGGCTGACTGTTGACAATAGCGACCAGCTTTGCAGCAGGGGGAAGATTCATTCCTATGACCACAGGTAGCGAACTTTGAACTATGGTCGCTCCGACTGCCGCCTCAGATATGGCAAGTTCTTTTAGTTGATCGCTTATCTCCTGTGACACAGCATCCCAGGCGGGCATCCTGATATTATTTAACACCTCCGCGAAATCGCGCTGCCATTGCCGGCCACTTGTACCTGTTAGAGTTCGATTTCCGTCAGCCTTAGCAATCCACTCAACAATCGCGTCATACAGTTTCTTTTCGGTAGATACTAAATCTGGAAGGACCTGGTTTCGCAGGCCCCCTGCATAGCGCAACAGATAAGTCTGATGGCGTATGTAGCGATCGAGGATCTGCTCGTTACTGGTCAGTGTTGCCATCTACTGGTCCGCCTTGCTGTTGCTGCCCAGGTTGATTGTTATTCTGGTCAGCTGGACTGGGAAGCCCCGCGCCAGGTAGAGGCTCCTCTTTGTCCATTCGCTTGAGCTCGTCTTCGTAGGTTTGTTTCGTAAACCCTTGATCCTGCATCCACTCATGGATTGATTCGTCAGACAGCTTAGCACCAAGCATCTTGGCTTGAACAATTTGCACAAGAGTCTGACCGTTAAGGTCAGCTTCAGTGAAGTTAGTGTTGGGTGTTACTTTTACATCGTCGGGATTCGCCCCGTACCACACAGCTAGGGCACGCAAAACACGCTCAAGCCCAGCAGCCCCGGTCATTGCGATTTGCGGCAGTGTAGCGGTCTGTGCGGCCACACGTATGCGAAGCGCGTCGCCACTTTCCTTGGCTCTGCTTGTGGAGTCAATTAGCTGACCGCTTTTGCGAATCGCTCTGTTATAATCATTCTCCAGTGCTTGTCGCTGCTCAGGTAGGCCTTGAGAGTTCACCCCGATATACTTTGCATCCCCGCCAAGTGGTACGTCAATTCGAGCACCTGCACCAGTACGGACAGCTTCATCGTCATCCCCACCTTGCACGCCAATCCGAACCAGTGTGTCTTGTCCCTGCATAAACAAGTTCTGGCGATAGTCAGCTTCACCGCGATAAATAGCCAGGCAAAGTTTTGCCAATCCGTCCATCGGAGGTTTGTCAGGTGTTGGTGAAAGGTCCTTACTATTGATAAACACGAAAGGAATCTGATCAAGCTCTTGTCCTTTAATTTGAGGCTTATTAAGCACAGCTCCAATGATGTCGTCGTCCTCGTTAAACACCTTAGAAGCATAGTTCCCCATATCACTGAGCGTACCGTCTTCTCCAACAAGCCCAAGAATTCGATATTTGTTTTTATACGTCCAGGCAAGGTTGGAATCCATTTCATACCCGGATTCGTCAAGCACTACCAAGCGGACATCCACATCGTCGTCGTCAATAGAAGTATCGTCCCAGTTACGAATCGCTAATTCGTTATAAGTAACAATCACCGGGCGGTCTTCCCCGCCATCCGTTCGAATGTCACCTAACAAACCAAGGCGACCCGTCTTTAACTGTTGCGCGTTAATCTTGCGGAGTAACATATCCAAAGACTCACCTAGCAGTGTACAGTCTTCGCGCATAGGCTCAAGCACTTCTGGAAGGTCAATCTTCGGAGGTTCCCTGTGCATAATACCAATCGCAGCTTCAACGGCATCCGCATAGATGTCAGGGTAAACTGCTCGCATCTTATATGCTTCATAGGCTTTTGCGCCAAGGGATTGTTTATCTGTTAACGCACCATCTGCAATCTGTCCAGAGGTGGCTGGAAGGTAAGTCTTGCCTTGTTGTTTGATAGCATCTTCACCTTCATAGCTATCACGACCAAGCTGCCAGCGTTCAAGCATAGCAGTATAGAAAGGGTGTACACTTTTGGCTGACATTGTTGCGCCTCCTTAGAAGTGACCTGTGGTGGACCCGCTAGAGAAGCGATCGCCCATCGATAGTATAACATAGCGTGACTCATCTGCTACGTGATCTTCATCCTCAGTATTGACATCGTCCATATCTTTAGGATCACGTGACAGGCTTGGCACAGTTCTTATGAACCCGTCCTGGCAGTTACGGAACACAAACAGACCCGGGTATTCCCTTGGCCCATTATCAGGCTGAGCGTTGAAGATTGCTATACGCATCTTTTCCCAGCCGTTCTTTCTGCTGCCGGGTGACTTAATACTTCGGGTCCATGTCACCCCTTTATACTGCTTCCCGTTAATAGTGACTTTCTTCGCCATGTCAGTGGCAATGCAGTTCCCATTCTCAACATCGTTGATAGAGCTATCAGCGGGGCCAGCTTTGACCCGCCCATAATAGCCCATTCTGATCTCTCGTTCAACGATTCCTTTTGCGATCTGTGTAGCGAGCATCTTGACGCCCTGGTTCGCTGCACCAGTCCAACCATACCACTCTGCTATTCTAAACAGATCCCCTCGTACTGTAGACTTCCATTGGCCATTGGGAAGCATGACATCTGACCCGTCACTTTCAGCCCACCAACCAACGCTGAATGGCTTACTTGACCCCCAGTCAAAAGAACGAAAGATCTTCCAACCAGGTGGAATTTGGAAAGGCTCGACTATGTTATGCTCAGTTGACCACACATCGTCAAACATGCCACCGCTCGTGATATCCCAGTCACCCCACAACCAAGCTCGGCGCTTGTTAGGGTCCTGAATGTTTTCCAGCTCTAAGATGTATTCAGGGGATAGATAGATATTCTCTTTGTATGACCCAAACAGGCGCACCTGTGTCTTGGTAATGGGTTCGCGCTGCTGTGTACGCGGGTTGAATACTTCGCTTGTGATAGGTACGATAACACCTGGAGGAGCTGCATCAATGAAACGCTGCTTGACCCAGTTGTGCCCAACACCATAAGGGTTCGTTGTGCTGAATACCACAAGAGGAATTTCAGGCAGGATCTGCATCTCACCTGTCTTAGGGTCTTTCGGGCTGTGTTTGTCAGGTAGGAACGAAGTCCGGTTCAAGGACATCGCCATATCATACAATTCGGAGTTAGGTTGCTTGGTAAGCTCGTTCCATCCAATGAATGGAAATTCGTGCCCGTGATAATTCCAATAGTCTTGTTCCGTCTTCATTACACGGAACCAAAGTTCCTCCCCAGTGGGCCAGATCCATTTCAGGTGGCTTGTGCTTGCGATAAACTTGGCACCATCCCCAAACTGCCTGAACCAGCGTTTTGACTTGGATATAAGGTCGTCAAGGTTTTTATATTCGCGATCGAAGATGACACCGCGCCAGAACTGTCCGTATCCGATGCCAACAAAGCGTCGGAAGTACATGAGCTGAGCATCAGTCTTACCTGGGCCGCGTGTGCCCTCATATAGAATGTGGTTACAGGGACAGGATATCGCTAGGACTTGGGAACCGTCTAATGGGCTCCAAACTACATCTGGCGCTTCTGGAGTCTGGGTCTGTACTGCCGGAAGCATTCATTAATCCCCGCACAAAGCCGCATAGGCTGCATTATGTGCGACGATCTGTCTTCGAGTTTCAACTGTGTCCGTCCGGGAATATGAAATAGGCTCAAAGCTGTTGCAAGCGACGGCAACATCGTCAATCGCGGAGGTTTGGGTCTTCATCATCTGGCACCCCGCCAGAATCATCAAACTTACGCAAAGCATCACGACGAGCCTTACGCGCTTTTTCTGTTGCAGCTTGTGCATTCTTAAGACCCTCCGCAATAGCTTGGGCCTCACCTGCTTCAATGAGCTGCTTATTCTGTAGATAAGAAGTCAGGGAAGAGGCAAGGCCCAGCAGGGCCCGCAGTATTGCGAGCCAGTTCATTATTTATCGTCCGCGTTCTTGTTGAGCCCAAAATTCCCCGCCAGTAGGTTGAGAAACTTCAGAATGGCGTTTACAATGGCGTCGTCCGATTTCGTCGGCGTGAGTGCAGTGACGGCAGTCGCAGCAGTGACCACACTTGTGATCGCAACCAACCAGCCTGGGAAGGCGTCGAAGAATGCGAACACGGATGTCATGAACGAGCTTCCCTCTTCACCGGTTTGCGCCAGTGCCATTGCAGAGAAGAAAGTCATAACGAGGATAGATAGAAAGTGTAACAGTTTCATAGGAACTCCTAGTTGTCGTTTGAGGCCAGTTTGAGATTGTGAGCGATACGTCGTGCCCACCCTTTCCCGTAGCGCTCCCAGGTGCGGACATCTGTCATAAACACAAGCCGCTCGGCCAGGAAACACATCAGCAAGTCGTTGAGCTCCATACTGGCAGCCGCGCCTCGCGTCTTGGGACCGATGATGCCATCCGCCTTTGCACCTATGGCGTATTGGAGGATCTTTGTGGCATTGTACATTCCGTGATTGATAGCAGCATCAAACATCTGATATGACATTGCCGGACGGAAACTTTCCATTCCGAGTTTGTCCCACCAATCACGCTTGTAAATAGCTTTGGCCTCTGCCAGTGTTAAGTTCTTGATGTCCAAGTCGGGATAGGTCATTGCTGCAAGGCCATACTTTGTACCTTTCAACTCCCCTTGCCCAACAACACCAGAAGTCCAGTTCCCACGATCAGCAGGATCATCCTGATACCCGCCCTCATTGGTAAATACCCGATCGAATGCTTTATCAAACATTGTCATCGTCCTTTTTGGTTCGCTGCTTCTGGACTTCTTTATCAAGGAATGGTAGATGTCTTTTAGCATATGACTCAAGCATGTAAATAGCTCGTCCACCTAGATGCCCCGATATACCTGTGAAGAAGGCTGTCATGTGCCAGGACATTTCCATCTCGGTACATATAAAGGCCGTCAGTAAGCCCGCAAACCCACTGACCGCCCATTCACCCATTAACTCCACGAAAGAAAACGCTTCAACTTTACCTTGCTTTATACGACTCAGGTAATTCACCGTTCCGCCCCATACAGCAAGAATAACAAACCATACATAGCCCAGACCCGCTTCAACTAATTTTGATAAGGTTTCGCCCATTTCATTCACAATACAGCCTCATACTTTATGGTAGGTAGTCGCCCCACCACAGAGGCTGACCGTTTCCGATTGCGATAATACTAGCGCAAAAAAGCAACATCTGGCAATACTTAATCCTTGACAGTTTCCTTCAATTGTGCTTGAGACTTGGCTGCAAGGTTGCCCCATTCGTCTGGATTGGTAAGTGCGGGAACCATCATCACGCCACCCTTATAAGTAAACTCAGTTTCAGTTTTAACAGGTGCTTCCATACCCTCCATTTTCATTAGGTGGGCAATAGCAGAGACCCTGGAGCCGTGCGACGATCCAGGGCCGTAATATGTCGCCTCTTTTTCCATCAGGGCCCTATAGCGACGCTGTCGCTCTAAGCTGGCCTCTTCTGTGTCTTCCTCACGTTCAGCTTCAGATATAAGCCTGCGCACATATCCTTCAGCCATGAACGCTTTAGCCCAGTCAACAGCATAGGCTTCCAGGAATCCGAGTTTGATACAGGCTTCATAAGCGTTCCTGGTTTCCATGAACCAGCGAACAAATTCTTTTCTGAGAAGGAATTCTTCTTCGCTTAATTCTTTCTCTCTAAGTAAGGGATCTATAAATTGTGATGGACCCATGCCCAATACTCCGCGTTCATGCCGCCACCGGCCGTGATAATGATACGCTTAGAGTATAGGCTAAGGTTCTCGAGGTTAGCAACAATTCACATAATTCGATCTATTCGTAAAACCTTCCGATCAAACCATGTCGTGAACTGCATAAGCCAAGATTCTAATGAACGTGAGAATTCAGAATGTATGCGCATCCAGTCGGATTCGTGTATATCCCTGATCTTATAATATTCAATATTATCAGCACGCCAACCAAGAGTCGTTTCGTAAAACTTTCCATCTTTCGTATTGATATAATGAAGGATTGGTTTGTCATCCTCGATATAGATGACTTCAGCTATACCAAAATCAGGACGACTTTTTGCCCACTGCACACAGTTCTCATGGCAGCGAAAGTTGAACATGCCTTGCACAGGTTCAACATCAATCATCGTGTAGCGTGAGCGCACATAGCGACACACTTCTTTATCAATCTTCTGTTCCCGCTTCTCTATCAGCATTATGCTTCACCCATTCTGAATAATACATCTTGAACCATTCTTTAAACGTGTCCAGTTCTACTTCTACTCGAACTCTTGGCATAGCAAGATACTTCTTTGAGCACTCAGGAAACAAGGGAAGCTCGGCTTGCATACACACGCGCCATTTCTTTCTATTCTGGCGGAATATTAATATTGGTATTCCACCGGTGCGCTCTGCAGAAGTTATACACTGCTTCCACCAACTATTCACCGAGAGGTCTTCTTGGCGCTTAACTTCGATTTCTAAATAGAGTGGGTTTGATAAGTCTGATCCACCAACTGCGCTTTGGTTCTGGTTGCGCTGGAACAGTTCGTCTTCCTTGGCGTACTGCTTCAGCTTGAACTCGTCCCTTACCTTGGCCACAATTGAGTTCAGGATCTTCGCTATCTCGCGTTCTCCCTCCTGGCCCTTTTGTCGTACATTGATCGTCATCGGAACCGCCTGTTTTATTTGTTAATAGTGACTTCTGCCCTTTCTCGAGGAACCATGGTATGTGTTCCCCGCAATCGCCGCAGATCTTCTTGTTTAATGTGGTCAACAGAACTAGAGCTGTGCAACCGCATTTCGGACAACTCTTAGTTGATTCTTTTTCCATTAATGATATCCATCACTAGACGCTCACCGCGCTCGCTATTCAAGAACTCTTGTATTTGTTGTTCGTCAGCAAAGCAGTTCTTCAGAACGATTGTACGTTCACCCTCTTTCTGTTTGATAAGAGTGACCGTTGGCTCAATACTAAAGGGATCGCGCTCGAATTCCTCAACAGCCTTTGGGTCTGTATGTAGTAAGTCTTCGCAGTGCTCGCAATACGTGTGCCCTGTAATGCTGCTAATCGGCAAATGACCGCGCTCCGCACATTCCCGAGCCAGTTTAGCCTTGCGCCTACGCTCGCGTATACGGGCCCAATACGGGAGATTCCCGATTCGGCGTATAACATAGGAGCGGAATACAGAAGCGATCGTAAACCAGAAGACAAAGTGCGCCGCCGTAGTATTTGACATTTCCACGCCATAAGCATGGATAAGAACGATTTGTATCGTATAAGAAAAGATCAGGCCAGCAGCAGCGTTGGCACATGCTTCAATAAATGAGGCGAATTTAGATTGTCCATAGTTCATTAGTCTGTACCTAGCCAGTCGATGATGCACATAACAAGCCAAACATCGACACCAATTCCAAATGCGAATACAAGTACCCACACGCCAATTTTCAGTTCCTTCCAGAATTCTTGGGAGAAGGGGAATCCGCGCTTCTCTTCAACATTCATCAAAATGTGAGTAATGACACCTGAGCATATAAGTCCCAGGAAGGCAAAGAAGGCTAAGCGCCCAAAGAATTCTTGATAGTCCATAGTAGTCTCTAAGTAGGTGGAACCTCCCCGTCCTCGTCCATCATCTCAAGCCGACGTTTCAAGGTGTCAATAGCTTCCTGAATGTCCTTGCGACGATTTTTGCCAGCTCCACGCTGACCTGGAAGGAGAAGTTTCTTGATGGCGTGTTGGATTGCTCCGCTCGGATCGTCAACATTGAACAGTTGGCAAACCCGATACACGTCAACTTCTGTGAGGTTGTTTACATCTTTGAAATAGTGATTGTGTTTTCGTGCAGGCTTCATACCCGCTTGAAATTCTCTGGACGGTTCATCGTTAAGAAGATGGGCGTCCATATAAAGGTCATCGCCGCTCATACTGGGTCCTCTTTGTTAAGTAGGTAGACACCCAGAACCATGCCCGGGTGCCCACCTTGGGGCAAGCTACTCAGATCCTTGTACAAGTCGAATACATCGTGACATATACCTTCGCCGGGTCACGCCGACCGCCCGGGACTTGGGCGCTTGCACTCATATCTGATTCACTCAGTTTACGGCACCAATATATTGATTGTCATATCCCGCTGGTGCCCGGGTGTCCGGCGTCCTGGCTGGTTCACTTCCGGTGTATGGGAAGGCTATCAGTTACTCCGCCGGCTGACATTGCATACTATACAGCGTCAGGCGCTCGTATCGCAACAGTTACTTAATTCTCTCAATTGTCAATTCGATGATGCGGCGCACGAAATCGGCTTGGGCCATATATTCGTCCATCAAGTTTGCACCCTCCGATTCAAGCTCGGCCATGATCTCATTATTCACATCACGAAAGATCTCAGCGAGCTGAAGCTGCTGCTCCTCATGCGTGAATCCGGTCATGTGCGCTACCAGGTGCCCTGCGAACTCTGCTGCACAGCTTGCCTCATACTCAATGACCACATTGGTGAATCCATTGGCGCCGAATCTAAGGTGCCCACCTGTGACACCTTTCATCTGCATACCATCCATCTCGAGCACGCACTGCATACCATTCTCGCTGATCGACTGGTTCGGAAACATGGGCAGCTTAAAATTGAATAAATGTTCGTTGATTTGATCTGTCATGATTTGTGTACCTTTTCAAGGATGGCTTTAGCCTGCTTGATATCTGTCAGCTTCCCATATAGCGGGGAGGACAGCCTGCGGGCAATGTAGTTGAGCGCGACGCGCTTCTCTTTGAGGCTGGAGTTAATATACCAACGAAACTCCTCCTGATGTGCAAGCAATTCCTCATCGAAGCGAAATTGCTTGTCAACAAGATACCGATTCCACCATTCCTCAATGATATCCGGGTTTGTGCCCTGTCGCTTGGAATGGACTTCCTCATGTGCAAGCAATGAAGGTGGAATGTCTACGCGCCCAGGGTTGAATATGGTGTCACCGTATGTGTAAATGACACCATGACCCCTTGCGGCTGGGAAGACTTTTACAATCTTCCGGAAATTAGGTGGGTATGCAAAAGCTATCTTCATTCGGTTTCTCTCACTGTAAATAGTGCGGTCTGTTCTGTATCCACTTTCGTCGGATACCCCATAAAAGACAGATCCTCTACTTCCGTTATACGAGGCTCAAAGAACTCATAAAATTTGCGGTCAGCATGTGCCCTCTGCCTACCCTCATAATTGAAGACAACAATAGGATGAGACGTGCGCCCATTACGTTCCACTTCGTCAACGTGCTTGAGAACTGCATCTGCAATGGTGACAAGAAATTCATCTGTCATGCCTTGTACTCCAGTTGCCGGTTAACTTGTGAGGGTGCAATACTGCGAGCCATACGCAACATCGCTTCTATTTCTTCAAGCTCTTCCTGAGTGTATTCCTTCTGCTTCTCGGAAGGATGGTTTGAAAACAGTTCATTGGCGTGTATGAAAGCACGCACAGCGCGTTCAATATGTTTCTTCAGGTCCTTGCGAAGGATGCTATAATGCAGATCCATCTCGATATACTGGGAAGGCGTAAGCTCGAATCCGCATTTCCGATCACCCTTATAGTAGGTGATTTCTGATGTGTTGCACACCTTGCCGAACGTCTGAAACAATATAGTCCGTTCGTGCATACTGTCATAGTTCCAATAGTGAATGGATGTTGTCTCGACCCCAAGGTCGTCTAAGGAGATACCATATTTCTCCATCATCTTTTCCAGCATCCGCTGGGCGTTATCTTTCTCCCCGCCTTCACCGCGCTCGGCAAGTGCTAAGAGCTTTCGCATCTTGTCATGAATCTTACTCATACCCCGTGCTCCAATACCAATGGGCTGGCTGCGACCTTTTCTGCTTGGGCGCGTGTTCCGTTGAAGTTAATGGTAATTCGCTTTCCATCCTTAGCACTGGGACCAGTAATACGGAAAGTTCCTACACCATTCAGGCGCTCTGTGAAATCTGACGAGGACTTAATCTTCTTGATCTTAGTCTTCACTTTTGTTTCCTTTGTTATGTTCAGAAAGCTCATTATAAGATGCTTCTGTTGGCGGGCGCAAGGGGCAATCTTTTGGATAATGCCCTTCACGACCGCAGAGGGTGCAGTATTGCGTCTGTGTCATATTTATCCACCTTCTTAGCCTTCACTAAGTGATCGTTTTCACCGTCAACATAAACAAAGAAGTCACCTATATCGCAGAGGCGGTTTGCGCCCTCGTCAAAAGTAAGATGTCCTTCACCTATAATGAATCCGTCCGCTATTACTTCAGGTGGAATAGTTCCTTCTAATTGCTGTGCAACATCCTCGAAAGATTCATAATCTATGTCTTCGGGGTCATACACAGTCCGAAGAAGATCAAGCATACAGCGTGCCGGGTTTGTGTGCCCTGTATAGGTAGGATCAGCAGGTACCGGATCAATAGTGAATGCTTCGGGATAGAGTTCTGCTGCCTTAGTAGGAAAGGCGCTAATTGCTGCCATCCCATAAAGCACATTCTTGATGAAATTACGTCTGTTCATTATTGAATCCTCTCAAGTAGGTTTATTAATGGTCCACCGTCTTTAAGCTGCTTCTCGACGGACTCCAGGTTGTAGATGATGCTAGTGTGGTCACGATGTAACATGTCGCCAATATCCGGAAGGGATAAATCGAACTTCTTACGAAGCTGATAAGACACCACCTTTCGGATAGAGACAATACGCTTCTTCCTGTCGGGCCCGCGCAAGTCAGCAAGAGTGATCTCAAACTCAAGACAGCATTTAGTAAGGAAGGTTTCAGGAGTTTCTCGTTCTGGGTGCAGATCAACTATCACATTATCAGTGAGGGTTTCTACACTCTCAGGGGATAAGCCTTCTTTCGCTATTTTCTGATATACTTGAGTTATCTGATTCACAAGGTAGTACGAGTCGACTCCGTCGGCCCGTACCTTCACTAGAATCACTCTGCCTCCTCATAATGCTTCTGGGCACATTCACACAACCCAGTCCATGAAATATCCTGTTCAACCGCCATGTGCCCTGCTACTGCATAAAGGTCGCCTAACGCTTTCTCAAGATCCTTCTGGTGCCCATCTTCGATATACACTAGCTGAATAATCTGCATCAGATCCCGGCTCGCATCCGATAGTTCTGTCAGTCTGCCTTTCTGTTGGCTTGTCAACTCTGTATTCATCTTTATTACCTCGCAGTGATGAATTCCATTTAAGTATTACACAAGTCTTCAGATGTTGCAAGAATTAAACTATCCGTTAAGTTCTTCGTAAAGCCTTTTCGTCACCTCGAAGTCAGGTTCAATACGTTCGAAATGGGGTTCGATATGAATTTCACTCAACGCCTTATGTCTATGCGGACAATACCCAGGGCCGACTAGCTTCTCCCATATAAGGGGCGCACGCTCGGGATCGAATAAGTCTGTATACTGCACCCGAGGCGCTTCAATGTCCTCTAACTGGAAAGGTGCGTCGTCATTAAGCTGAGGCAAACCAAGTTGATCTAAGCTATCCTGAATCTCCTGGAAGTCCCGCATGACCACAATCTTGTTCGCAGGGTGCGCGTTCACATAGTCCGGGAACCGCCATATGGCTGTGCAGCTTGCGCCAATTAAACGATAATCCATCGGATGCGGAAAGTGCTTCCGGTCTGTGTCCCATTCCGAATAGTGCAGTTTGTACAAAGGGTCATGAAGACAGAAGGTGTCCTTAGTAGTCAACCAGTTGGCTGCCCAGGTAGTTCCGGATCTTGGTAATCCAATAATCATGAAGTCAAGCATTATTTCGATTCCTGTATAAAGACGACAATATCAGGTTCAACACCTTTGAACTCTGTCTTTCCTGTTGCTGGGTCCGTTATAGTGCAGGGTACAGGTCCTTTGAGCTTATAGCGCACAGCGCCCATCTGCCAAGTCTCCCCGTCCCTGCATACAATGTGAGTCCCTTTATATGGATAGTGGTATTTGCCGCGCACGTCTTTGGCCTCGCAGCCTACAAGCACAGCACATGCCAGAATAAGGTATTTCATTTCAGCTTCTCATATAAACGGTCAATAGATGCTTTCTGCACAGTTCGCCACTGCCCATCCTCGTACTTCTTAAGGCACACCTTATCGAATATAAACACGATCTGGAGATTACCCTTGTTCATACGTCCAAGGGAATCCCGTTTCCAACCTTTGAGCGCAAACTCCGCACGAATGACGTCCTCTTTGTCACTCGGTGGAATGTACGTCCCCTCCCAATTGATTATCCGGTCCATTCCAATCACCTTCAAGAAATTTACGACGTTCTTCATTCGGCACCGCCTGTAACTGCTCTAGATACTCAGGCTCGATTTTTGGCCAGTCTGGATTCTCCTTTATGGGCCAGATTGATTTTTGAATTTTGAGCCTCCGATTGACCGCGACCTTCTGATCACGGGTGTACGAGTTCCAGTTGATAACTTCTTCCGCAGTGCGCCCGCATCCTCTGCATATTGAATCGCCTACGTTAGTCGTAGAACACACCCCTCGACAGGGTGTGTCCCACTCTTCACGCTCACCGTTGGTCTTCACGCTTCTTACCTTTTGGGCGTATCATGTAAGAATACACAACACACCAGAAGAATACGAAAGGAACGAGTCCTTTGTTCCAGTAATGCCCTAACAGGTACATGGCGATCAGACCAATGATGATCCAGGCCAGTTTCAGATACATTTGTCCTCTCCAGAGATGCAGAATGTGCGCCCCAACGGCGTCAGCAAGCACTATAAAGAACTTATACGCCTGATGCAAGATAATTGCGGCACATACTAGCACAGCAATAGACGCTATCATCAATAAAAGTATGATAGCTCCCTTTTCTGCTATCTCTGCGTTCTGTAAGCACTGGTCCTGGGCCCAGCAGTAAGTGAGCGATCTCATTCGTAACACTCCCGGAGCTTTGCCTCAACCCCATCTTTGAGTCCAGTACCGCCACATCGAGGGCACGTATACTCGTTGAATGATATATCTCCAGGTTCAGCGTCATCAACTTTACCTGATCCATGACACTTCGTGCATTTCAGCGCCTCCAGCTCATCCTTGAGCCTTTGGTAGTTGCTATCCCCTAGCGCCATATCAGTCCCCCATCTCAATGAGGACCAGTTTAGACTTGGCCCGGGTAGTTGCTACATAGCAAAGATTATTTTCCTGAACTTTCTGCCATCGTTGACGTGCCCACTTGCTGGGGCACTGGGAAGAGTTCAACCAATAGACGGTATCTGCTTCCAGGCCTTTCGCTTTATGGATAGTTGCCAGGGTTGTGCTGTTGCGCGTAGGTGTGAACAGTTGTTCGATAGTGTTGATGAGAGATTGAACATCTCCACCCTCTTCACCTATCTCCCCGCACAGCATCATCAAGCATTGTGATTTGTCCTCGATCGCTGCTGCCTTGGACTCATCCATCTTGGCCACAGCTTTCTCGGTCTCACGTCGCGCCCACATCTCAATCTTCTTCTCCAGCTCGTCAATATCATTCGTTCTGAATTTGCGGATCAGCTTCACAAGTCCTGTTCCAATTTCCCGGCCCATTACAGTGACAGGGATACGGGCACGAAGCATCTTGAATGCCAATGCGATGAGCGGCCGTGTAGTGCGGCACACGACGAGATCTTCTGGATCAAAGCAATCCACTTCCCATTCATAGTTCAGGTGCAGTACCTCGCCTGCAGGCGCCCCGTCAGCTGGCTGTATATGGTCAACCCAGTTGCGGGCATGTTCCACAATGTTGGTGGAGCAGCGATAGCTGACTGACAATGGGAAACGCTTACAATTGAATTCCTTCTGAATGCGGTTCAGGGAATTGCTGTCCGCCCCACGGAAACCATAGATCGCTTGTGCGGGATCGCCCACAGCTACCAGACGGGATTTCGGGCCCATTATCTTCCGAAGGATTGCGCGTTGAATAGCGTTGGTATCCTGTGCCTCATCCACAAAGATAAAATAAAACTTCGGTAGGCTTAACCCAAACAGAACTGGCAGATACAGCATGTCGTCGAAGTCAATCATGTTGCTGCTATTGCTAAGGGTAAGCAACTCAGCGGCAATCTCAATGGCGCGTGTAATAGATGTGTCTTCCTTATCAAGCTCCAGATCGTGATGATCAATGATGTCATACCAGACGTTCTGGGTGTCAGGTACCAAACAGCCAACGCCTACTTGCTTGCCCAGGCCAACAAGACGGGTGACGAACGTGCAGTATTTGAAATTGTCATCCTCGGAGAAGTTCTCACGCATAAGTCGATTGAGCTTGTCTCCGCTGATACCGTTGGCATTGACTGCACGCATTGCAGCAGAGCAGCACAGGGAATGGAATGTCTTGGCGTTAACACCGCGGGATTTCAACTCCTCAGCGATAGACTTATTGAAAGCCAGAAAGATTGCTGATTGGTGAGATGGAACTCGATTGATCGCTTCCACAATAGTTGTCGTCTTGCCGCTGCCAGCGACTGCCTCGATTATGGCATTGCCGAATTGGTTTTCGACGAAGTTAAAGATGTCGGACTGATAGTTGGACCATTTCATAGTGTTGGTTCCTAGTTAGTTGAATTAATAACATTCGTTGACAGGAGCAGAGAAAGACTTGCCTGAATGAATACACTTCAAAGAATAATAGCGTTCCCCAGTGGTTTCGACAGTAAAAGTACAAACAACTTCACCTTCAAACTCTTTTCCGAAACGCTTGTATTTAACTGTTTTCATTTGATCTACTCCGCTGATTGCTTAACTGTTAAAGTAATTATAATAGAAGCATCTGATAAATGCAACGACTTTCGCAAAACTAGGCGCAAATATTTTTGATTTCCCAAGGTGGGCACTCACCTCGTGATGCACGTTGACCACACTTCTCACGTCGTTCCTTATTCCTGTTCAACTGATCGTCCGCTTCAGCCAAGTACACCCCAGTCCCAAAAGTGAAGAATTCTACTTTGCGCTGGATATGGGTTAACTTTACAGTAAGAGCTTCACAACTCAGATACGAAGTCACCGCAAACTCATCTCCTCCCAATCGATAGACATTGTCGTCCCCGAAATGGGTGCGCAGTATGTCCACCAGATTGATCATGTACTGGTCACCTGTGCGATGCCCATATTTGTCGTTCAGATATTTAAGCGAATCCATATCAACAATAGCCACAGTTGAATAGTCGTTCTTCTGGTCGAAAGCGCGTCGATTGTTAGCGCCAGTTAATGCGTCCTTGTATATAGCGGCATACAACTCAGCTTCGTTCATAGATCGGATGTTGTCAAGTAACTTCTGGTTCATTCTCTTAGCCTCGCGCTGCACGTAACATCGCGATCAGGGTCATAGCGTTGGCGAATGAGTCATTAGCGATTTGTAATTGAGTTCTGATGTTAGCCATTTTGCTGTCCTCATGTAATTGCTTAACTGTTAATGTAATTATAAGACACATCTGATAATTAGCAAATATTACTTTATTATAAAAACATGAACTCACGATGCTTCTTGCTATTTGCATTAATCTGCTATTAAAGATCTGGCTTCGAAATTAATCTTCACTTTTCAGGTGCGTCAATAAATTTAATATGGTGAGGTAGGCCAGGGTACCCGGCACCCCTTCACACCATTATATTGAAACCAGCGAATAAAGCTCTACCTGTTAATATTTCCGGATTAAAGTGACTCTCCAGCTACAGCAAGGGCTACAGGGAAGAATACTACTACTATTATAAAATTAATTAAATTAAGATTCTTTTTACAACATATATAGGTATATGGGTGAGGGGTAGGGGAC